TTATTCTTCTCCTTCATCTATGAATAGCTCTGGTATGTTGTACTGGATTTCTTCGGTGTCTCTCCTCACCAATTCGTTCGGACACTCCAGTAATTCCTTTTTCAGCAGCTTTGGATTGTCCGAAGTTCCTCGCACATACTTATCGGCATTTCGCCGGATATATTCAGTCGAATCCCGTTTAAAACCGCTCCGCTGCAGAATGATCCGCAGGCGGTTTGTTGTCCCGTACTCCACAAACTCATACCAGTCATTCGTGAACGGTTCGTTGGGATGCTGACGCTTGTATTCCTCCGAGAATTTGAGAAAATAGTTTGAAAGCCGAAACAGAAGTACATCTTCAATTGCCTCCAGCGTATCGGCAATAATTATGTTTTTCTGCTTCTGTGAGCCGTCGAAAGGTTCCCATTTATTGTAATCGACTTTTACCTCGCGCTTTTTCTTGTCATAATCATCAATGCTTTGCTCGATGATATAACTAAGACCGTGTCCCTGCATCCATTGAATCAGGAGAACGGTATACCATGTCAATTTGGTATAAGTTCTGCCTTCTCCGGCACCAAGCGTCCGATTTTCGTAGATACGCCACTTAAATGCCACTGCCAGTTTGTTGAGGAACGTAAGCGTCTCATAATAATCTGCTCCTCGTTTCAGATCTTTGATTTCCGGGTAAGCAAGACCGTCACAGATGAGCTTCTCAATACCCTGTATCTGGTCATACGAGACATTGATATCGTCCTCCGGCTTTTTCCCTGGCGCAGAAAACTGTTCTCGGATTTTCGACTCAGTTTCAGATGTCAGGTACGGGGCAAATTCCCTCCTTACGCGGCTGTTTCTGCCGTCCACGATATCCCCAACAAGAATCAGCATTGTTTTTCGCATCAGCTCGTAGTTATCTTCGCTCTGATTTCTCTTGGACTTGTGTATTTCTACGCTGCCGGAAAGAAGCGTGTCTACTATGAGCTTTTTCTGGTTCGAGTTTAGCTCCGATTCTATGGACAGTTTCTGCGGCGGCACATCGTCCTTCAGCAAATCCTCAAACTTCTGTAAATCTTCTTCTCGTTCCTGCTTTTGAAGCCGGACGATAAAGACATTGCCATACAGATTGTACTTGGCTCGTCCCACACGCCCGACCAGGTTTTTGAAGTCTACCTCTGAGAAGTCACTCCTGCCTTTCTTATAGCTTGTAATAAACAGGTTCTCCGCAGGTAGATTTACTCCCTCAAGCAAGGTGCTTGTACAGAACATGGTCTTGATTAGACCATCACGGTAGTAGTCCTCAAGCTGCATACGAATATTGGCCGGTAGATAACCGATGTGGTACGCCACACCTCTTTCCACCAACTCGGCGAGATAGTATTCCTTGTGTACATCTCTGCGAATTGCCTCCGCAAATGTCTGCAGCTTTTTATCACCGATCGGTTTCTGTGTATCCGCATAATCTCTTGCAAACTGAATAGCATCATTCTTCGATTTGCAATAAACGATGTTGTGCCGCTTATCGCCGATTCGGGCAATCACCTCACTCAACGAGTACTGGCGGCCCATTTCGTGCAACAATATAAATTTCTTCGAGTACGAATCGAAGATGCGAATATTGCGTTCCCACAGGTCAACGATGTATTTTAGCTGACTGACAGGAGCATATCTACACGCCACGATAGATTTCTCGCCGATGGTCCATTCTCTCTTTGACAACGTATCGAGATAAACTCCCGGATTCGGAATGTTCGGCGATGCAAATATGATATGTGTATTGCTGTGCCGCTCTTCTAACTTGTTGATGACCTTGTAATAGAATGCGCTCCTCTTATCGCCAGAAGATATTTTATGAGCCTCATCCACAAACAAATAGTCAATCTTAAGGTCAGGATCATCAATCAGAATGTAAAGCATTCGCTCCGGCGTCAGGACGAAAATATAGTTATGCTTCGACTCTAATGCCATCGAGCCAGAGGATGTCACAATACGGTAATCCGTCTCCTTCAAGAGAGTGGTTAGGCTCTCGATTAATTCGCTTGTAACCTCGTTTATCAGTGCCTTCGTAGGGATGAGCAAAGCGAAATTCTTCTTAACACCATCCATAATCTGCTGCTTAATAAACGCACGCATCATAAATGATTTCCCCATAGATGTGGGTGCGGAATAGCTGAAATAGGGTCTGGACAGACTCTCGTATATCTCTTTCTGTGCAGGAAAGAAACGAGCCCCGCCATCGGACGGCACGGACAGGTAGTCCATGTTGAAGTGCATGAACACACGCTCAAGCAGAGAGGCATTTTCAAAATCTGGCGTCAGCCTATCCATGCCGAGGAAATTCCCCGTATTGGCAAGAACAGAGCCGAGATAATACTTCACTTGCTCATTTTGAGGATACATATCATAAAGCAGTGCGACCATTTCTTGCGCACGAGTCTTATGAATATCCGACAGGTTTGTGCCACAGGATTTTGAAAGCACATCGGCAAAAGTCAAAGCATCCCCAATATTGACAGGCTGTTCCGCTATCTCATCCAAACCGAACAGGCGCTTGGAATAGTTGATAAGGATATTGCGATACAGTTTTTGCAGATAAGCGTTATCATCTATTCTCGAAAACAAATGCTCCCCGAAGGTGACATTTCTAAAATTACTCATGCCTGACCTCCTTCGGATTGTAGCAGTTTGTCCATGATGTCTTTCTTATCTTCGTCCGCATCAGCGAAAGGAAGCAAATAGATATACATGGAATAGCCATCAAGACCATACTGCGTGATTTTCGATTCAATGAATGACACGTTATTTTTGATGTCATTCCTAACCTGCTCAAGCACATCGTTCTGATATTCGTTTACGGGTTTTCCGCTTGCAGACACTCCGCTCAAACTATATCCAACAAACATACCAAACGCCGTGGCAGGCTTTTGGCTACCTGTTTCAGAAGGCAGGATAATTGCTTCAAGCTGATCGTAAATCTTTGTTGGGAAAGAAGCCGCAAATATGTTTGATTCAACAAATTGCCGCTCGTCCTTCTTTCTGCTTTTTAGTTTCTGGGCATCCGAAAAGGCTGAATCTATCGCAGTTTGCAGGTCGCCGTTTATCATCGAAGTCCCGAGAATGACCTGAGTAAAAGGAACAGCCTCGTTAGCGGTAAGAAGGTGGATGCCAGAGCTTTCGCTCGTCATAAATCCGGCATGATTTCCTATTTCGACCTTACTCATTAATTTTGGAGCACCGAGAACTTGTTCCAGGAATATGTACAGCAATAGTTCTCCAAGTTCATTGCCGGTTGGCAATTTCCCGTCAGAGATAGCTTTTTTGATATACGCTATAGCATCGTAGGCAAGTGCGGAAATCTCATCATCTTCCATGTAAGTCTTAATCTGAGCTCTGGAATAGACATAATATCCGATATTATTCCGAAGATGCTTCCACAGGCCGTGATAGTCAAAATCAAAATCATCAAACTTCAAACAGAAAATCTGCAAGTCGTGTTTTGCTGATATGGAAAGCGTCTCGCTTGATACGGGTGTAAAAACTTTATCAAATTTTCCCTTGCTCGTCAGGGGTATTGCTGCCACAGTTTTCGGCTTTGTTACTTCGTAAAATTTGATGGTATTCGCCACTGGATTATAGGCTGCATAGAAATCCTTCTTGATAGATTTTGTGAAAGCAGTCTCTACCGTATTATCCGTTTTTGCGACAGCATAGATGAACACATCTGTCAGGAATTCGGAAAGTACAAACTCATTTTTACTCTTAAGGTCATTCTTTGTGAGATTGTCAATTGTACCAAGCTGGGTAGTATCGGCGATTGTGGCATCTTTCAGAATGACATTTTTCAATGCAAGCACAGCGTTTTTCTTACGAGCCTCTTCCATTGCAGGGATGATAATCTGAATAAAATACCGTTCGATTGCACGGGCCTCTTTCTTTAGAGCCATTTGCATAACCTCGGTTGGCAGATTCTGGCTTGCAGAGTGAATCTTATTGAAATTAGTATACGAATAGGTAACCTCATACCCATCGGCTGAAGTATATGAAAAGACTGTGGAACCTACCGGACATAGCGACAACATGATTTTCTCGCAGAAGGAATCAAACTTGCGCTCTGCGGGAATAGCGCATGATGTCATAATTCTCACATATGAGCCGATACAAAGATGCTCCATTTGATTACCTCCTTCTGCTATAGTTCCATTCACCTCAAATTAATCTTCTTTAATCACATCAACGATATCGCCTATACTACAATCCAAAGCTATACATATTTTGCCGAGAACCTCCATACTCACTGCTTTGTTTTTCCCCATCTTGGCGATGGTAGATGATGTGATGCCGGTTTTTTCCATCAGATCCTTTTTCATCAATTTTTTATCTATTAACAATTTCCATAAATTATTGTAGTTATATTCCATCGGCGATCCTCCTTGCCTGAGTGTACACTGATATCGTTAATAAAATATTTTAACACAGACTTTCGTATTTGTCAATGAAATATCGAGTATATTCGTGTTTAACTTTGACTTTTTAAATTTCAAATCTATACCTGATCGTCATCCACGTCTTGATAGGCGCACAACTTGCCAATACAAAACATTTTTTTATCTTTCCGGGGTTTCCGCAGTGAGCGGGAACCCCGTTTTTTCGTTCCGAAAATCTTCCGATTTAATTCTTTTTCCATTCGTTTTTTGCCTCCGCCTCTCTAAGTAAAATTGTAAGTACAAACACAGCCAAAATCCGGATTGAAGCTGAATACACGACAAGGAGGAGAACATCAATGAAAAATAGTGATAAGCAAAGTCTGGCTATCAGCATTGAAAACAGCATTGATTTCATTGAGTCCCACCTGGATTCAGCTGATAAAACCATTGCGTTTGTTTTCAAAAAGCATAGCGTTAGAAATCTTGAAAAATCAAGCATCCATACGCTTCAAAATCTTTTCAGCGAACTGTACGCCATTGAAGCCGACCTAAGATAGTCCATCTGTCCTGAGCAAGACAAAAAACTGCTCACCGCCTGACACCGCATCACCTGATCACTGATGGCTCAACGGTATCCGGCGGCACAACTCAATATCACAGCTGCCTTTTGAGCGGGTTAGCTGCAATCCGAAACGGAGAACTCCGTTAGGACTGCGGTTAGGTTTTTACACCCTTTTTGCGGCAGCGCCCAGAGTCCTCCGTTTCGAGAAATCGAAAATCGGAGGACTTTTTATGAAAACCAATGCAAATCAGACCACATCAACCATCTACTACCGCCCACTCAAGCAGTGGATTGAGGTCACACCGGAGCAGAAGCGCGACTGGGAGCGGTTCGTGGGTGCTACCCGCAAGGCAAAGCAGAGAGCCAGAGCCTGCTGCATCCCATTTAAGAAAAGCTACAAATGTGACGGTCTTTGCGATACCTGCGAGTTTCGCTGTGTCCCGAAAGACGAGCCCCAGCATCTCTCCATCGACACGGAGATGGAGAACGCCTGCGAAAACGGTGTCTCCCGCACCAGCTTTCTTGCGGACAGTGGGCTGACCACAGAGATCGATATCGACACACTGATCCTGAACGGCCTGCTCTCGGAGCTGCAGGCGTCAGACCCGGAGAGCTACGAGATTCTCATGGCGATTGCGGACGGGCTTTCCGAACGCGCCGGTGCAGAGCGGCTGCATATGCCCCGGAACACCTTTGTGTATAAGAGGAACCAGCTTCTGAAGCGGCTCAAGGAAAAATTCTAAAAATCTTTCGGCCAACCCCTCCTTTCCTGTCCAGATGGGTCATTGAAAGGCAACATGAGACGCCTTGGGAAAGGAGGGACCGCCGATATGAGTTACAACGCAAACCAGTATGACGCCCGTGCCGACGAGGACATTGTTGATGTCCTGACCGCGATCAGCGTGGTGTCAAAGAGACTGGCGAGCAATCTGACCGCCGCACGCCAGCAGAGCAAATCCAGGGAAGGAGGAAAATCACATGAGCAGAATGAGCGATATGGCACAGACCATCGAAGACTTACGCAGTGCTGCCGCTGCTATTTCGGATGCCGCTGACTGGCTGACGAAGATGTTCAGCGGAGAGCAACCGGCAGAGGATGCTCCCGTTTCTCCTCCTGAACCGGAACTGACGCTGGAGCAGGTCAGGGCCGTGCTTGCGGACAAATCCCGCCAGGGACACACCGCCGAGATCCGCACCCTGCTTCAAAAGTACGGTGCGTCCAAGCTGTCACAGATCGACCCTGCACACTATAAGGCGTTACTCGCCGAAGCGGAGGAATTGGCAGATGGCAACTAAGCACGCAGTCTTATCCGCTTCTTCTTCTGAGCGGTGGCTGAACTGCCCGCCCTCCGCAAGGCTGTGCGAAGCCTACGAGGACAAGGGCAGCGATTACGCAGCCGAGGGGACAGACGCCCATGCGCTCTGTGAGTTTCGGCTGAAACAGGCTCTGGGGATTCCGGCGGATAATCCAATCGAAAACCTCTCCTGGTACAACGAGGAGATGGAGGACTGCGCCGCCGGATATGCCGCCTATGTATCGGAGCTTCTGGGGACCGCAAAGCAGGCCTGTGCCGACCCGGTCATCCTGATTGAGCAGCGGGTGGATTTCTCACGCTGGGTGCAGGACGGCTTCGGCACCGCCGACTGCATCGTCATCGCTGACGGTGAGCTAAACATCGTGGACTATAAGCACGGCAAAGGCGTGGAGGTCAGCGCCGTGGATAATCCGCAGATGATGCTGTATGCCCTGGGCGCTCTGGAGATCTTTGACGGCATCTACGACATCGACTCCGTCCGCATGACCATCTACCAGCCCCGGAAATCCAATATCAGCGTCTGCGTCATGGAAAAGGACGGCCTGCTCGAATGGGCGCAGAACGACCTGACCTATAAGGCGAAGCTGGCATACGAGGGCGGCGGCGATTTTCACTGCGGCGAATGGTGCCGGTTCTGCAAGGCAAAGGCCGAATGCCGGGAACGAGCCGAAGCGAATCTTGCGCTTGCCCGGTATGACTTTGAAGAGCCGCCTCTCCTGACCAATGAGGAAATTGCCGGCATCCTGGACAAGGTGGACGCGCTTACCGCCTGGGCAACGGATGTGAAGGAATACGCGCTCCAGCAGGCAGTCAGCGGCACAGCGTTCCCCGGATGGAAACTGGTCGAGGGCCGCTCCAACCGCAAGTACACCAGCGAAGCTGCGGTTGCCGCCGCTGTTGAGGGCGCAGGCTTTGACCCCTATGAAAAGAAGCTCCTCGGCATCACCGCCATGCAGAAGCTGCTGGGCAAATCCCGCTTTGAGGAGCTTCTCGCACCTTACATTGAAAAGCCGCAAGGCAGGCCTACGCTCGTGCGGTCGAGCGATAAACGGCCCGAATGGAATACCGCAAAAAATGATTTTATGGAGGAAATGTAATATGTCTAACAACACAAACAGAGTCAACAACCCTATGAAGGTCATCACCGGTCCCGACACCCGCTGGTCCTACGCCAACGTCTGGGAGCCCAAGTCCATCAACGGCGGCACGCCGAAGTATTCGGTGTCGCTGATCATCCCGAAGTCTGATACCAAGACGGTGGCGAAGATCAAGGCCGCTATTGAAGCCGCCTACCAGGAGGGACAGGCCAAGCTGAAGGGCAACGGCCGAAGCGTACCTCCTCTCTCCGCGATCAAGACCCCGCTGAGAGACGGCGACGTTGAAAGGCCCGATGATCCCGCCTATGCGAACGCCTACTTCATCAACGCCAACTCCGCCACCGCTCCCGGCATCGTGGACGCAGACCGCAATCCCGTGCTGACCCGCTCCGAGGTGTATTCCGGCGTGTACGGCAGGGCGTCCATCAACCTGTACGCTTTCAACAGCAACGGCAACAAAGGCATCGCCTGCGGTCTGAATAATCTGCAGCTCATCCGTCCCGGCGAGCCCCTGGGCGGCAAGGCCAGCGCCGAAGCCGACTTCGCAACTGATGACGACGAGGATTTCCTCGGTTAAGACAAGGGAGGTAAACGACTATGACAACAATTCAGACGATCCTTCTCCTCGCTCTTCTCGCCATCTGGCTGTGCGTCAGCGCAGTCATTCTGATCAGCAGTATCCAGTCCTTCATCTATGACCGCAAGCGTGAAAAGCGTGAGCGGGAACAGGCGACCCGTGACGCAGAGTATCACGAAAACCGCATGAAGCTGCTGGAGAAATAACAACCAAGCCCCAGGGCGGCGGAGCGATCTGCCGCCCTATTGGGGTATGGAAGGAAGTGACGAAATGCAAACCTTATCCATCGACCTGGAGACCTACAGCGACCAGCCCCTTGCCAAAACGGGAGTGTACCGCTATGTGGAGTCTCCCAATTTTGAAATACTGCTCTTTGCCTACAGCGTGGACGGCGGTTCCGTACAGCAGATAGACCTTGCCTGCGGGGAGAAGATCCCTTCGGAGATTCTTTCCGCTCTGGAGGATGAGACTGTGACCAAGTGGGCCTTCAACGCCAATTTTGAACGCATCTGCCTGTCACGCTTTCTGGGCTATCCGACCGGCGACTATCTGGAGCCGGGCTCCTGGAAATGCTCGATGATTTGGGCGGCGTATATGGGGCTGCCCTTATCCCTGGAGGGAGTCGGGGCTGTTCTCGGATTGGAAAAGCAAAAGCTGACCGAAGGCAAAGACCTCATCAAATATTTCTGCCAGCCCTGCGCGCCAACTAAGTCCAACGGTCAGCGCACCCGCAATCTTCCAAAACACTCCCCGGACAAATGGCTGGCATTTAAAAAATACAACATCCGCGATGTGGAGACAGAGATGTCCATCCAGGCACGGCTCTTAAAGTATCCCGTGCCGGACAGCGTCTGGAAGGAATACCATCTCGACCAGGAAATCAACGACCGCGGCGTGGGGCTGGATATGGAACTGGTGCGGCAGGCCATTCAGATGGACGGTCGCTCCCGCTCGGAACTGACACAGGCAATGAAGGAACTGACCTCGCTGGACAACCCCAACTCGGTACAACAAATGAAGCAGTGGCTTGCGGACAACGGCGTGGAGACCGATACCCTGGGCAAAAAGGCTGTGGCGGAGCTTTTGAAGACAGCACCGCCGGAGCTGCAAAAGGTACTGACCCTGCGCCAGCAGCTTGCGAAATCCAGCGTGAAAAAGTATCAGGCAATGGAGACTGCCGTTTGCGCCGATGGCCGCGCAAGAGGGATGTTCCAGTTTTACGGAGCCAACCGTACCGGGCGCTGGGCAGGACGCATCATTCAGATGCAGAATCTCCCGCAGAACCATCTGGACGATCTGTCCGAAGCCAGAGGGCTTGTCCGGGCAGGCAACTTTGACGCTCTGGAAATGCTCTATGAGGATGTGCCGGACACCCTTTCCCAGCTGATTCGCACAGCATTCGTGCCGCAGGAAAACAGGAAATTCATTGTGGCGGACTTCTCCGCGATTGAAGCCCGTGTCATCGCATGGCTTGCCGGCGAGAAATGGCGGCAGGACGTATTCGCCGAGGGCAAGGATATCTACTGCGCCAGCGCGTCCCAGATGTTCGGCGTCCCCGTAGAAAAGCACGGCGTCAACGGCCACCTGCGACAGAAAGGCAAGATCGCAGAACTTGCTCTCGGCTACGGCGGCTCCGTGGGCGCGCTGAAAGCGATGGGCGCTTTGGAGATGGGGCTTCAGGAGGACGAGCTTCCCGCTCTGGTTTCCGCATGGCGTCAGGCGAATCCGAAGATCGCGCAGTTCTGGTGGGCGGTGGACCGCGCCGTGATGGACGCCGTCACCCGCAAAACCACCACGAAAACACACGGCATCATATTCTCCGCCAGAAACGGGATGCTGTTCATCACCCTGCCGTCCGGCAGGAGTCTTGCCTATGTGAAGCCTAAGATCGGGACAAATAAGTTCGGCGGAGACTGCATCACCTATGAAGGCGTTGGTGGCACAAAGAAATGGGAACGGCTGGACAGCTACGGCCCCAAGTTTGTGGAAAACATCGTCCAGGCAACCTCCCGCGATATCCTCTGTTACGCCATGCGGACCCTTCGCTGCTGCTCCATTGTCATGCACATCCATGACGAGGTGGTCATTGAAGCTGACCGCCGGATGTCCCTACAGGCTGTCTGTGAACAGATGGGCAGGACGCCGCCCTGGGCAAAAGGCTTGCGGCTTCGCGCCGATGGCTATGAGACTGATTTTTACAAGAAGGATTAACGAGGTAACGCCTATGAGCATCAATAAATTCAACTGCGAGGGCTATTACGACCCCACAGCCTATGAAGCCCTCGCCAATATAGAAAAAGAAGAACGCGCCCTCCGCGCTTTCCGGCCTATCGTGTATATCTGCTCCCCCTATGCCGGAGATGTGACCGCCAATGTAGAGAATGCCCGGAGATACAGCCGCTTCGCCGTGGACATGGGATACATCCCTATTGCGCCGCATCTGTTGTTTCCGCAGTTTCTCTGTGACGACAATCCAAAAGAACGCCAGCTGGGGCTGTTCTTTGGAAACGCCCTCATGAGCAAATGCTCCGAGGTGTGGGTGTTCGGCGAATACATCTCTTCCGGCATGGAAGCGGAGATCCGCAGAGCCAAGTGGAAGAACTACCGTTTGAGATATTTTACGGCTGCGTGCGAGGAGGTAACCGACTATGCGTGAACTGAACATCGCCTACGGCAACAACCGGCAGGCGAAGAGATGGGTCAACAAGACCATAAAATTTGACGATTTGAAGGAACGGCTCAGAGTGCCCATCCGCACCACCGAGTCCGCAGAGGAATATGCAAAGATGAGCCGCGCCCAGCGGGACGCCGCCAAAGACCACGGCGGCTTTGTGGCGGGCGTGCTGAAGGGCGGCAGGCGCAAGGTCGATACCGTGGAGAGCCGCTCAATGGTTGCGCTTGACGGCGACCGCATCAACGCCGCTTTTTTGGAAAGCTATGAGTCCCTCTGCCCCTATACCTCCGCACTGTACACCACCCACAGCAGTACGGAGGAAAATCCCCGCGTCCGTCTGGTGTTCCCGCTGACCAGGGATGTGACCCCGGAGGAATTTGTGGCGGTATCCCGCTATCTTGCTCAGATGCTGGGCATCGACTATTTTGACGAATGCTCCTACCAGCCCAATCAGCTGATGTACTGGCCGTCCATTCCGGCCAACGGCTCCTTTGTGTATAAGGAGACGGACGGCGGCTGGCTCGATCCCGATGCGATTCTCACAAAACACCCGGAATGGACGGATCCCACAAGACTGCCCACCTCTTCCAGGGAGAGCAAGGCGAATACCACCGCACAGCAGAAGGTGCAGGACCCTCTGACCAAAGAAAGTGTGGTGGGTCTGTTCAACCGCACCTATTATCCCATCAGCAAGGCGCTGGAGACATTCCTCTCCGATGTCTATGAGCCGACCGACAACGAAAACCGCTGGCATCTGATTGAATCCTCCAGCATGGCGGGCGTGGAAATCAAGGAAGACAAATTCGTCTATAGCCACCACGCCAAAGACCCGGCTTACCTCAAGCTGTGCAACGCCTTTGACATCGTCCGCATCCATCGCTTTGGAGATCTGGATGAAAAAGCGTCGTACAAGGCGATGTGCGAGTTCGCCATGCAGCAGGATGAGGTAAAGCTGCTGGCGGCAGACGAACGAATGGCGGACGCAGAGACGGATTTCTCCGGCAGCGAGGATACCGACTGGCAGAAGCGTTTCCAGTACGAACCCCGCTCCACGGTGCTGAAGAATAACCTCCACAACATCACTCTGATCCTCCAGAACGACCCGCAGCTCCAGAATATCGTGTTCAACCAGCAGCTGGACGGTATGGAGATCAAGGGCGAGGTACCCTGGAAGCACCCATCTAAATACTGGAGGGACGCTGACGATGCCCAGCTGATCAGCTATGTGGATTCCCACTACGGAACATTCTCCCAGCGCAATTATCAGATTGCTGTAACCAAGGTGGCGGACGACCGCTCCTACCACCCCATCCGTGAATATCTGGCGGCTTTGCCGGAGTGGGACGGCGTTCTCCGTGTGGACACGCTCCTCATCGACTATCTGGGCGCGGAGGATAATTCCTATGTCCGCGCCGTGACAAGAAAGACTCTCTGCGCCGCCGTGCGCCGGGTACAGGAGCCGGGCGTGAAGTTCGATACCATGCTGGTCTTAAACGGTCCCCAGGGAATCGGAAAAAGCACCCTCATTTCCCGCCTTGCCGGAGAATGGTTCTCCGACAGTCTGAACCTGAGCGATACCAAGGACAAGACCGCCGCAGAGAAGCTGCAGGGCTATTGGATTCTGGAAATCGGTGAGCTGGCGGGACTTCGCAAAGCCGAGGTGGAGACACTGCGCTCCTTCCTTTCCCGTCAGAACGACATCTACCGTGCCGCTTTTGGCAGGCGGGCGACGCCGCATCCGAGGCAGTGCATCTTCTTTGGCACCACCAACGCCGAGTCCGGCTACCTGCGGGACACCACCGGCAACCGCCGTTTCTGGCCGGTCAAAACGCCGGGCGGCGGCGTAAAGCACTCCTGGGAACTTACCAACGAGGATATCAGCCAGATCTGGGCGGAGGTGGTGGTGCTTGTAGAGAACGGCGAAAAGCTACATCTGGCTCCCGACCTGGAGACGCTCGCCAAGAGTGAACAGCGGGAAGCGCTGGAGTCCGATGAGCGCGAGGGACTGGTGCGCGAGTATCTGGAGACCCTGCTTCCGGAGGATTGGGACGGCATGGATCTGTTCGACCGCCGCTCCTTCCTCGCCGGAGTGAATAATATCGGCCGTGTGGGTACGGTCGCCAGAACACGGGTCTGCAATATGGAGATCTGGTGTGAACTTTTCGGCAAGGATCAAGGCAGCCTTGGCCGCGCCGAATCCAATAACCTCACGGCAATGCTCACCAAGCTCGGCTGGGTGCGCAAGGAGAAAAAGGAGCGCGTCAGGCCCTATGGACCACAGTTTGTCTTTGTTCCCGGCGATGTTCCCGACTGACTTTTCGGGAACGGAGCGAATCAGGAACAGTTCCCGCCTTCCGGCAGTGTTCCCAGGGGAGACTCTGGGAACGCCGTCAGGAACACACCGAATGTGCCGCCGCAAGGCAACTTTATAGGCTCTGTTCCTGTGTTCCTAAAAAAGCATATAAATTGAAAATGTATCAAAAAGACTGTACAGAACCCGTAAATCACGCATACGCACGCGCGTAAGGATTTTCAGGTTTTTAAGAACGCGGAGGTAAATCAAAATGTCAATGTATGAAATAGACAGCGCATATGTCCGCAGGTGTCAGAAGCGGCTTCAGGAATGGGGAGCGCCCCTCTCCGGCTGGTACTGTGACTATATTTACGATGTGGCAGATGAAGAGGAAGATTCCGACCATATCGAATTGTTCACTTGCGAACTCTGCGATTGTACGCAAGTACGATTTGTTCATGTGATGCGGCATGACGAATATTTTGAGACTGTTTCGGTCGGCTGTATCTGCGCCGGAATTATGGAGGGCGATATCCTCGCCGCCAGAGAGCGTGAGCGGCTTATGAAAAACCGCGCCAAGCGGAAGCGGAACTTTCCGCGGCGGCAATGGCGGAAGAACTGGTACGGCAACTATCAGCTGACTTATCAGGGCAGAAAGGTATTTATCAACAATAAGGGCGGCAATCGCTACAGTGTTTATGTTGATGGCAAGACATCCTGGAGCTACAAGGGCAAACCCCTCGACAATTTTGTCTCCGCCGCCTACGCCGCTTTTGAATTAGCCGACCCCATAGAAAGGATACGCCCATGAGAGAAAAAGAGATAGAAAAGAAGCTGATCCAAGCGGTCAAACAGGCTGGCGGCATCTGCCCCAAGCTCGTCTCTCCCGGTTTTGACGGTATGCCGGACCGCATGGTGCTGCTGCCAAATGGAAAGATAGGCTTTGTGGAAGTCAAGGCGACCGGAGAAAAGCCGCGGCCGCTGCAGTTTTCCCGCCACAGGCTTTTGCGGCGGCTGGGCTTCCTGGTGTATGTGCTGGACGATGCGGAGCAGATTGGAGGAATGCTGGATGAGATACAAACCCCATGAATATCAAAAATATGCAGTGGAGTACATCAAGACACACCCCGCAGCCAGTATCTTCTTAGACTGCGGGCTTGGAAAAACCAGCATCACGCTAACAGCCATAGCCGATCTGCTGTTTGACAGCTTCGAGATCCATAAAGTGCTGGTCATCGCACCCCTGCGAGTGGCGCGGGATACATGGACGGCTGAAGCGGATAAGTGGGATCACCTACAGAACCTCATCTGCTCCGTGGCTGTCGGAACGGAAGCCCAGCGCCGGGCGGCTTTGGTGAGATACGCCGATATCTACATCATCAACCGAGAAAACGTCCAGTGGCTCATCGATGAGAGCGGCATTCCATTTGACTTCGATATGGTGGTGATCGATGAGCTGTCCTCCTTCAAGAATCACCAGACAAAGCGGTTCAAGTCGCTGTTGAAGGTCAGACCTAAAATCAGCCGTATCGTCGGACTGACCGGCACGCCCGCTTCTAACGGTCTGATGGATCTGTGGGCAGAGTTCCGCATCCTGGACATGGGTCAGCGGCTTGGACGGTTCATCACCAAGTACCGCACCGATTACTTCACCCCGGATAAGCGTAATGGCCAGATCATCTACTCCTACAAGCCCCTGCCCTATGCGGAGGATGCCATCTACCGGAAGATCTCGGATATTACCATCTCTATGAAGTCCGCCGATCACCTGCAGATGCCGGATCTGGTCAGCAGCGAATACACGGTCCAGCTTTCCGAGGAAGAACAGAAAAAATACACGGACCTGAAACAGGAACTGGTGTTGTCGCTGGATGATGCGGAGATCACCGCCGCCAACGCCGCTTCCCTCTCCGGTAAACTCTCCCAGATGGCGAACGGCGCAATCTATGACGACGGCGGCGAGACCATCCGTATCCACGACCGCAAGCTGGACGCTTTGGAGGATATCATTGAAGCCGCAAACGGCAAACCGCTTCTGGTGGCTTACTGGTTCAAGCATGACTTGAGCCGTATTTCGGAAAGGCTGCAAAAGCTGCATATCCCGTTCTCCCAGCTGGATGGCGCCGCCAGTATCCGCAGATGGAACAATGGAGAAATCCCTGTAGCACTTATTCACCCAGCATCGGCGGGTCACGGTCTCAACCTTCAATCCGGCGGCTCGGCTATCGTGTGGTTCGGGCTGACCTGGAGCCTGGAGCTTTATCAGCAGACCATAGCGCGGCTCTGGCGACAGGGGCAGACTTCTGAAACCGTGGTGGTACAGCACATCGTCACAAAGGACACCATTGACGAACGCATCATGAAAGCCCTCTCCCAAAAGGAGCATACCCAGACGGCGCTGATCGACGCCGTAAAAGCGGACTTGAAAATCTGAGACAACCTAAGAAAATCCGTGCCAATCCGAGGATCAAAATTTCGGAGGTACGAATATGAGCGATATCACGATTTACGAGAACCTTGCGAACGCCATCATCCTGCAGGCTGTGAAGGATTACCGCATGGCGCTGAAAAGCCTGAAAGTCAACTCCCGGAACAGGACGGTGCAGACTGATAAAGCCGAAATTGAGCGGTTCTTCCGTTCGCAGTGGTACTCGACACTCACAGATGTGAATGGCGAGATGCTGATCCTCTCCCTGCAGAAGGAGGCAGACATATGACCGCAAAAGAATATCTAAACCAGGCGCGGCACCTGGACGCACTCATCAACTGCCGCTTGCGTGAGATTGACTACTGGAGGGATTTATCGAGCAGCGTCTCAGGCAGTAATTTCGAACCGCACTACAATCCAAACAAGCCGACTGAAGCCCCTTTTGTCCGGTGTCTTGAGAAAATCGACGCCATCCAAAAGGATGTGGCGGAAAAGGTGGCGTATCTGGTGTGTCTCAAGGAAACTATCAACGCGGCAATCGACAGACTTGCCGGCCGCGAGGAGCAACTGGTACTCCGTTACCGTTACCTGGATAACTGCTCCTGGGAGGAGATATCACGGATGCTGAATGTGTCGCTGCGCACGGTGCATCGCATACACGGGTCGGCTCTTCAAAATTTTTCTGTTCCGGATTGAAAGTTGGCACGGTTTGGCACAGCATGGCACACTTGACTTATGGTATGATTACAATAGCAAAGTAGAATACAGAACGGCCTTCATGGGAGCGATCCTATGAGGGCTTTTCTTATGCCCCAAGGAGGTGGCAAAGTGCCTAGGAAACCGAAACGGCCGTGTTCCTATCCCGGCTGTCCAAAGCTGACGGACGGGCAGTACTGCAAGGAGCATGAAGCTGCCGCCCGCAGACAGTACAACCGATACGGACGTCCCGCCGACAGCAACAAGAAGTACGGCAGAGCTTGGAAACGAATCCGCGACCGCTATGCTGCGGCGCATCCTTTGTGCGAGATGTGTCTGAAGGAAGGACGGCTGACTCCTGTGGAGGAAGTCCATCACATCGTTCCCCTCTCGCAGGGCGGGACGCATCGGAACGATAACCTGATGAGTCTGTGCCAGTCCTGCCACACCAAGATCCACCATGACCTTGGCGACCGGTGACCGTAGGGCGGTCAAAATCTCCGGGACCTGAATGAGCGGACAGCGGCCTGGGGCTTCGTGTTCAAAAACAGCGAAATCAAAAGGGTAATTGACCCCGGCATAGAAAGGACGGTGAAAGCGTGCCCACAAAATCCAATAACATCGGCGGGCGTGGCGGAGCAAGACCTGGTGCAGGTCGCAAAAAGAAAGCCCTTTCAGAAAAAGTTGAGACTGGCAATCCAGGTGGAAAAACACTCAAAGTTCTGGATATCCCGGATGTAAACGGTGTAGATATGCCAAAGCCTCATGACTTCCTGTCCGCTACCCAGCGTGACGGCGGTCAGCTGCAGGCAAAGGAAATCTATGAGGAAACCTGGGAATGGCTCAAATCCATCGGCTGTTCAGCTGTGGTGTCTCCGCAGCTTTTGGAGCGTTACGCCATGTGCGCCGCTCGATGGATACAGTGTGAAGAGATGACTTCCACGCTGGGCTATCTTTCCAAGCACCCAACAACGGGCAAGCCGATCCCGTCTCCGTTTATCAATATCGGCATCAACTACATGAACCAGGCCAATCGGCTCTGGAATGAAATTTACCAGATTGTCAAGGAGAATTGCTCCACGGAATATTCAGGAGCAAGTCCCCAGGATGATCTGATGGAGCGCCTACTGAGGGCGCGGAAAGGATAAGCGTATGATTGAAAAAGTGAATCCTTCGCACCCGGACAAGGTAGCTGACCGTATTGCCGGTGCGATTGTTGACCTGGCATATGCAACAGAGGATAATCCCAAAATCGCAGTGGAAGTTCTGATTGGACACGGCGTTTGCCATGCGATCATTGAAACGACTACTGCCCTCGACAAAGAAGAAATCGCTGAAGCCATCGTGCGAATCGCCGGTATGGTTTTGACAGACATCTATATCGTCAAGCAGGACGCACACCTTTCGGAAAATCAAAAGCACGGCTTCCGCTGCGGTGACAACGGCATCTTCAAGGGAATGCCCCTCACCCAGGAGCAAAAGGAACTGTCTGCAATTGCTCATCGAATCTATGGTCAGTACCTCTCCGATGGAAAATACATCATGGATGGCATCCGGCTGATCATCTGCCAGAGCAATGCCCCCAGACATGAACTGGAAGCACAGTACCCCGGCGCGGAGATCAATCCTCTGGGAGATTGGACCGGCGGAACCGATGTGGATACGGGAGCAACCAACCGCAAACTTGGCTCCGACATGGCTAACTCGGTAACTGGCGGCGGACTTCATGGGAAAGACCTCTCCAAGGCGGATGTATCCGTCAATATCTATGCCTTCCTCAAAGCCCAGGAAACCGGAAACCCAGTGGAACTTTGCTGTGCCATCGGTGATGAAATGGTGGATGGTATTCCATACACCCAGATCGTAGAAATTGCCCGTAACTATATCCGCTCTGTGGGCGGCTTTGAGAAGTTCGCAGAATGGGGGTTGTTCTGATGAGCAAGACAACCAGTGAAATGCAGCTTGTGCCTGTCGCCAAGCTGGTTCCGTATCAGAACAATGCCCGGACCCACTCCAAGGAGCAGATCAATAAGCTGCGATCCTCCATTCGGGAGTTTGGCTTTGTCAATCCCGTCATCATTGACCGTGAGTACAATGTCATTGCAGGTCACGGAAGGATCGCCGCCGCCCGCGAGGAAGGTATCACCCAGGTTCCGTGTGTTTTTGTCGACCACCTTACTGAAGCCCAGAAGAAAGCCTACATCCTGGCAGACAATCGCATGGCACTGGATGCCGGTTGGGATGAAGATATGCTCCGTGTGGAGTTGGAGGCTTTGGAGGAAATGGGCTATGACCTGGGTCTGACCGGTTTTGATGACAAGGAACTGGCAGCACTTTTTCCTGTGGAGGAAGCCAAGGAAGATGATTTCGATGTGGATGCCGAACTACAAAAGCCCACCTTTACCAAGGCTGGCGATGTATGGACCCTGGGCAGACACAGGTTAGTATGCGGTGACTCCACTGACCCTGCGGTCTATGAAGTGCTCATGGACGGTGTGAAGGCCAACCTGGTCATCACCGACCCACCTTACAATGTGAACTACGAAGGCTCCGCTGGCAAAATCAAAAACGACAATATGGCGGGTGAGAAATTTTACAAGTTTCTCCTTGTCGCATTCAAAAACATGGAATCGGTGATGGCACCGGACGCATCCATCTATGTGTTCCACGCTGACACCGAGGGTCTCAATTTCCGCAAGGCGTTTGCCGATGCGGGTTTTTATTTATCCGGATGCTGTATCTGGAAGAAACAGTCCCTTGTGCTGGGGCGCTCTCCTTATCAGTGGCAGCACGAACCAGTGCTATACGGTTGGAAGAAAAACGGTAAGCATCAATGGTACACCGGCAGGAAGGAAACCACCATCTGGGAATTTGACAAGCCCAAGAAGAACGGTGATCATCCGACTATGAAGCCGATCCCGCTGCTGGCCTATCCCATCGGGAATTCCAGCATGACCAATTCCATCATCCTTGACCCCTTCGGCGGCTCCGGCAGTACCCTGATTACCTGTGAGCAGACCGATCGTATTTGCCGCACCATTGAACTGGACGAAAAGTTCTGCGATGTAATCGTGAACCGATACATCGAACAGGTCGGTTCTACGGAAGGTGTGTCTGTGGTGCGTGACGGCAAGGCCTGCAAATATGAGGAGGTCGCAAATGGAAGTGAATAAGTCCCTGACCCTCGGTAGCCTGTTTGATGGCTCCGGGGGTTTTCCTTTGGGCGGCTTGCTTGCAGGAGTAACTCCAATCTGGGCTTCGGAGATCGAACCGTTTCCCATTCGCGTAACCACCAAGCGTCTGCCATTTATGAAGCATTACGGAGACGTTTCTCAAATGCACGGCAGTGAGATTGAACCGGTGGATATCATCACGTTCGGTTCGCCTTGCCAGGATATGAGTATCGCAGGAAAACGTGCGGGATTGGATGGCTCCCGCTCCAATCTTTTCTATGAAGCCATCCGAATTGTAAAAGAAATGAGGTGTGCAACAGGTGGTGCAAAACCAAGATACATCATCTGGGAGAATGTCCCCGGTGCCTTTTCCTCAAACAAAGGACAGGACTTCCGCTCCGTCCTCGAAGCGGTCTGCTCGGTCAAAGATACAGACCCGATTATTCCTGAACCTCCGAAAGGCAAATGGGAATACGCAGGAAGCATCGTGGGAGATAATTACTCAGTTGCCTGGAGAGTCCTCGACGCTCAATTTTGGGGAGTTCCCCAGAGAAGGCGCAGAATCTTCCTTATCGCAGATTTTGCAGGTGGGAGTGCCGAGCAAATACTATTTGAGTCCGAAAGCCTGTCAGGGTATTCTCCGAAGGGCTTCTGCTCGTGGCAAGGAACTGCCCGAGGTTTTGAAACTGGCACTGATGCGGCAAGCTTCGATGGATACAACGGAAGTGTAGCGGATAAGGCATCCACTCTCGGTGTAAACTGTGGAATATCTACTGGTCGAAATGGCGTGGTGCTCAATGACCAAGGCGGCAACCGAATGGATGTCACTGAAGATGTTACCTGTACTCTTCGTGCTGAAGCACACCATCCTCCCTGTGTAATGGAGTCGGCTGGTTTCTGCACAGAGCATTCCGCTCAAGCCAGATCCATCGGTTATGAGCAGGAGCGTTCTCCCACTTTAAGGGCAGGTGTTGTACTCGCTGCTATTGCTTTAGAAAACCATCCGACAGACAGCCGGATTAAACTCTCTGAAGACGGAACGGTGCAGACTCTAACCTCTCGCATGGGAACCGGTGGAAACAATGTGCCGCTCCTCATGAAAATCCGCTCCGGTTGTGAAGGCGGCGGCAAAGGTCCTCTTATCCAAGAGGATAAATCCGCAACTTTATCCTGTAACAATGACCAGACGCTTTTTGCCCCGGTTGCTTACGGTGTCTGCTCTAAGGATTCCAATTCTATGAAATCCAACAATCCCAACAGCGGTTTTTATAAAGCAGATACAACCAGAACCCTTGATGGAAACGGCGGAAATCCTACCTGTAACCAAGGTGGCATTGCCGTTGTTGAGTCCATTCCCTTTACCCAAAACCAGCGGGACGAGGTTCGAATGCTGGGCAGCAAAAGCGACACATTGTGTAAAGCTGCCACCAAGCAACAGACCTATATTCTACAAGGTTCCATGATTGGCAGAGAAGCAAAAAATGGTCCCCAGGGTAACGGCATCAACGAGGATGTTTCGTTCACCCTTAATACCATTGACCGGCATGCAGTCTATGCTATGACCACAGGCAGCTTTGCCAATATCGGCGAAGAGACTGCACCTACCATTTTGGCAAGGGATTATAAAGACCCCACAGCAGTGGCATATGGTATTGACCGTGCAACTATGAACCAGGGCAAAAATGCGAAATTCAATCCTGTGGTAGCTGAGGAATTGCAGCCGACCTTGGTGGCAAAAGGCCCCGGTGCTGTCGCCAAAGGCGGACCGGAATACACGGTACGCAGATTGACCCCCACTGAATGTGCGAGACTGCAGGGGTTTCCCGATTGGTGGTGTGACAGCTTGGGAATCGACACCCCAACATATGGGGAAATTGATTTCTGGTGCGAGGTGTTTGAAACGCATCGCAAAGTTATGGGCACATCCACAAAGCCAAAAACCCAAGTACAGATTATAAAGTGGCTGAAAAAACCGCATTCTGATGCTGCTGAGTATAAGATGTGGGGCAACGGCGTTGCTTTACCGTGCGTTGCTTTCGTGTTGTCCGGGATTGTGTGGGCATCAAAAAATGAGGAAACGGCATAACCGCTTCCTCACTGCTTAATTCTTTCTGGTAGGCTTTACATTGTCCGCCGGATTTAGGGAACCGTCAATCTCGCCGTGCTCCTGTTCGTAGGCTTTGATGTTCTCACGAATTAGCACCAAAATATGACTGTTGACCGAACGACCTTCGTAGTCAGCCACAAATCCCAACTTTTCCAGCATTTCCTCCTCTATGCGAATGGATACGCTTTTAATTGCCATAAAATCACCACCGTTAGATATATTGTATGTTTATTTTATATCTACCATGTGGTATAATGTTTTATTTAGATATACAGTATATCCACAATTTGATTGGAGGAGATTTTATGAGAGTTGCGGTAATTGGCTCAAGAGGTTTGTGTGTCTTAAATCTAGAAAAATACCTGCCTAAAGAAGTAACGGAGATTGTGTCTGGTGGAGCCAAAGGCGTGGACACCTCTGCCAGAGAATATGCAATATCCCACGGCATTAAGCTGACGGAATTTTTACCTGAGTATAAGAAATACGGAAGAAGCGCTCCGCTAAAACGAAACATTACCATCATCGAAAATGCTGATCTGGTATTGGCTTTTTGGGATGGCAATTCCCGAGGAACGAAGTTTGTGATTGACAACTGTAAAAACCGAGGCATTCCTGTAAAGGTTTTTGTGCCCACCAAACACAGCTGACAACAGAAGTCTTGTCAATTTGTGTACAAGGTAGAATGTAGCGTTTTTCTCTTATATCACTTGCTATTACCTTTCTTTAGAGGGAATATGTACTCACCCAAAAAGGAAAGGTGGTATGACATATGCCAAGCAAAGAAATGCAGGTTGCGGTGGAACAATTCATTCTGCAGCGAATCAATGCTTGCGGCTCTCATGAGTCACAAGGTCTGCAAACGGCAAGTGAACAATTCAGTCTCTGTGCCGAAAAACTGAATCAGTCTTTATCCGACCAGCAGAAATCTCTTTACAGAGAATGTGAGAACGCCTATGCGCTGGTGGATGGAGAAACCATGCAGTGTTACTACCGTGCCGGTTTTGCCGACGCGGTATTATTTTTGCTCGGATGGAGGGATGGAACATGGAACTGAAATACAACCTGACCGGCGCTGACCGAAAGCGGCTGGTGAAAGCTATCAGCGAGATCACCAATGTTCCCGCCAAGTACCTGGGCGCGCCAAGTTTTGCCTACCAGGTCGACTATTTCACCATCGACCACAACGGCTCCGTTTCCTTCGATGACAGAGTCGACAGCGAAGAGGTCGAAAACCTTATCGAGCAGCTTGCCGCTCTGGGCTATATAGCTGAATCAAAAGAGTCCGAAGAAACTGCAGCTGAAGAAGCGAAGCCCACCGAAGTGGATGGAATATGCATTTCCATGCCGGTAAACCTTTTCTCTGAAACTGCTTTGCAGAACCTCAAGAACATCATCGCAGCAAAGGGTACGCTGATCCGTAAAGCCCTGGGTGTGGATGACCTGCCCATTGAAGTAACGGATACGAAGGTATCGTTTCCATGGTTTGCAGGGCTGCCTTCACCAGACGAGATCAAAGCCTACGACCACTTCATCTGTGCCCTCTGCGAGATGGCGCGGAATCAAAAGAGAATCACTGCCAAGGAGCGTGACACCAACAACGACAAGTACGCCTTCCGCTGTTTCCTCCTCCGGCTGGGATTCATCGGTGCGGAGTACAAGCAGGAGCGCAAGATTCTTCTGCGGAACCTGACCGGAAGCTCTGCCTTCAAATCAGCCCCAAATAAGGAGGTGCCCAGCGATGCCCTTTCCGAGTAAAGAAACTGTCGACCTGCTCCGCTCCCGCTACCCCAAAGGAACACGAGTGGAGTTGCTCAAAATGGACGATCCCCAGGCCCCGCCCGTTGGAACCCGAGGAACCGTGCAAGGTGTTGATGATGCCGGAAGCATCATGGTGGCTTGGGATAATGGAAGCGGTCTGAATGTTGTCTATGGCGAGGATCTCTGCAGAAAAACAGAGCAATAAATCGCTGTAATATACACAACATCTTGGCCACAACATTGTGTAGTTTATGGCTCATATAATACTGGATATAGTGTGCTTTCAGAGGTAATATGACACTACCGAAAGGGAAAACAACACTTAACAGGAGGCACACGCCATGAACGAAAAGACCAGAAGCCAGATTGAAGAAATGAAGAAGCAGACCATCGGAGTCGAGGTTGAGATGAACAGCATCAGCCGGGACAAAGCCGCCAGACTGGCCGCCGAGTTCTTCGGCACCGGGCGTTTTGAAAACACCGCAGGCCGCAACGGCTACTACACCTGGTCGGCTTGGGACGCCGAGGGTCGGGAATGGAAATTCCAGAGAGACGTCAGCATCGCGGGACCCGACAACGAGAAATGCGAACTGGTCACCCCGATCCTGACCTACGCCGACATAGAAACCCTGCAGGAACTCATCCGCTGCCTTCGCAAGGCTGGAGCCAAGAGCGATGCCTCCAGAGGTTGCGGGGTTCACATTCACATCGGTGCCAAAGGCCACACCCCGCAAACCCTCCGCAACCTGGCCAACATCATGGCAAGCCACGAGATGCTTTTGGCAAGCGCGCTGGACCTCGACCGGGGACGGATGCACCGCTACTGCCGCACGGTTGACCAGCGGTTTCTGGACCAGCTCAACCGCAAAAAGCCCAGCACCATGGCGCAGCTTGCGGATGTTTGGTACGGAAGCCAGAACGCCAACTACGGCAGAAGCCAGCACTACAATGACAGCCGCTACCATATGCTCAACCTCCACGCCACCTTCACCAAGGGCACGGTTGAGTTCCGGCTTTTCCAATTTGATGAGCCTGCGGACGGCAAGCGCAACGGCCTCCACGCCGGTCAGCTGAAAAGCTACATTCAGCTTTGCCTGGCCCTCAGCCAGATGGCCAAGATGGTACGGACCGCCAGCCCCAAGCCCCAGCAGACCGAGAATCCCAAATACGCAATGCGCACCTGGCTTCTCCGCCTGGGCTTCATCGGCGAGGAGTTCGAGACCGCACGAGACATCCTGACCCGCCGCCTTTCCGGTGATGCAGCCTTCAAAAACGGCAGAGCCGCCGCTTGAAGGACGCAGCCAAGAGGTCCCCGAACCCGCTGAGGCGGGCTTTCGGTGGTAGAAGGCAACTTCGGAAAGGATGGTAACGACCATGGAAAAAAGATACTACATCGCCTATGGCAGCAACCTCAATGTCCAGCAAATGCGCTGGAGATGTCCTGGGGCAAGGATCATTGGTACTTCGGAGCTGAAGGGCTACCGGCTGATATTCAAAGGGAGCAAGACCGGCTCCTACCTTACGATCGAGCCAGAGACAGGATGCACGGTCCCGGTTGCAGTCTGGGAGGTCACCGAGCAGGACGAGCTGGCATTGGATCGCTATGAGGGTTATCCCAGCTTCTATTACAAGAAAGAGATGGTGCTGGACGTTAAAGGCATTCGGACGGGGAAAATCCGCCGCCGCAGAGTGTTCGTCTACATCATGCATGAGGATCGGCCCTACGGCATTCCCACCAGCAACTACATGAGTACCTGCGGTCAGGGATACCGATTCTTTGGATTTCCCATTGACAAGCTCATGGAAGCCCATCGCTACAGCAGAGAAAGGATGAAGCCAAATGAAAGAAGATAACATCACCCGCCTGGCGGTCTGTCCCCGCTGCGGCAAGCCTTATCATGAACACCCGGCACTTTCCAGGCTGGACAACGAAACCCTCATATGCCCCGACTGCGGCACACGGGAGGCGTTGGAAAGCATCGGTGTCAGCACCGAGGAGCAGGATTCTATCCTGGAGACCATTCATCGGGCGACTCATAATACGCAGTAAAACACACAATCAATGGCCGCAAAGATTGTGTAGTATATGCCTCCGAATTGGCTTGCTATTATCCTGTTTTAGAGCGAATATGTGTACACCGAAAGGAAATACACCACCGAATTGGAGGACTCGAACATGAAAAAAGCCACTGCACAGAAAGCCAAAACCTACCGCCTGCCCGAGACCACAACCCCTGAAATGCTGGAAATGAGACTGATGAACGACCGGGGTTCCATTTTAACCTTTGGCGACCTCATTCTCGCCGCCGGGTATTTCTACGATCCCAACGGACGGTGCTACTACGGTGCAACCTACCGCTTCACCACCGAGGACCACACCTGCGAAGGCGAAATCAAGCTGGTCAGCATTTCAGGAGAAACCTTCCTCGACAATGGACACGCCATTGCCTGGGCAATGCAACAGTAAAACAAATACACCAATCAGGGACTGAGCCGAGAGGCTCTGTTCCTCGTTACAGCCGATAGGGCTGTTTTTTTATGCTCTTTTTTAGGAGGTGACCGCATATAAGAAAGCTGAAAAAGTATAAACCCACCGCATTCATGGCAAAGGATTCTCACTACGACCAATCTGCTGCTGATTATGCGGTGGGCTTTATTGAATGTCTCTGCCACACCAAAGGCACCTGGGCAGGTAAGCCATTTGAATTGATCGATTGGCAGGAACAGATCATCCGGGATGTGTTCGGAACCATTAAGCCAAATGGCTATCGGCAGTTTAATACGGCATACATTGAGATCCCAAAGAAACAAGGCAAATCAGAACTTGCGGCGGCTGTGGCTTTGCTTCTCACCTGTGGTGACGGAGAGGAACGCGCCGAAGTATATGGCTGTGCTGCTGACCGCAACCAGGCAAAAATCGTTTTTGATGTGGCGGTGGATATGGTTCGGCTCTGTCCCGCCCTTGCAAAGCGGGTCAAAATACAGGAGTCGCAAAAACGGCTGACCTACCTTCCAACCAACAGTTTCTACCAGGTACTGTCGGCAGATGTGGCAAACAAGCACGGCTTCAATACCCACGGTGTCATTTTCGATGAGCTGCATACCCAGCCCAATCGGAAGTTGTTTGATGTTATGACCAAAGGCTCCGGTGATGCCAGAATGCAGCCTCTTTACTTTCTGATCACCACAGCCGGGACAGACACCCAGAGTATTTGCTATGAAACACACCAAAAGGCATTGGACATTATTGAAGGACGCAAACATGACCCCACATTCTATCCGGTGATCTACGGAGCCGCAGAAAATGAGGATTGGACAGATCCGAAGGTCTGGAAAAAAGCAAACCCCTCTCTCGGTATCACAGTTGGTATTGATAAGGTCAAAGCCGCCTGCGAATCTGCGAAGCAGAACCCCGGCGAAGAGAACTCCTTCCGACAGCTTCGGCTGAACCAGTGGGTCAAACAGGCGGTGCGTTGGATGCCAATGGATAAATGGGATGCCTGTTCATTTGCCGTTGACCCGGAAAGTTTGGAAGGCCGGGTTTGCTACGGCGGTCTCGACCTTTCCTCCTCTACGGATATCACCGCTTTCGTGCTGGTGTTCCCGCCAGAGGATGAGACGGATAAGTATTCGGTACTCCCGTTTTTCTGGATACCGGAGGATAACATTGACCTGCGTGTCCGCCGGGATCATGTGATGTACGACCTTTGGGAGAGGCAGGGCTATCTGCAAACCACGGAAGGCAATGTGGTTCATTATGGCTACATTGAAAAGTTCATCGAAGAACTGGGCAAACAGTACAACATCCGTGAGATTGCCTTTGACCGCTGGGGTGCTGTTCAAATGGTGCAAAACCTTGAAGGGATGGGCTTTACCGTAGTGCCCTTTGGACAGGGCTTTAAGGATATGTCTCCGCCTACCAAGGAACTGATGAAGCTGGTGCTGGAGCAGAAAATTGCCCACGGTGGTCATCCTGTTCTCCGCTGGATGATGGATAACATTTTCATCCGCACTGACCCGGCTGGAAACATCAAAGCCGATAAAGCGAAATCGACAGAAAAAATAGACGGTGCCGTTGCCACCATCATGGCTTTGGATAGAGCCATTCGATGCGGCAACGAGAACGGTGCTTCGGTCTACGATGACCGGGGCATTTTATTTATTTGAGAGGAGTGATAATGCATGAGTATTTTCAGCGGCTTATTCAAATCCCGCGATAAGCCTCAAAACAGCACCGCAGGAAGCGGCTACCATTTCTACCTTGGCGGGACAACTTCCGGCAAAGCCGTGACGGAACGCTCTGCCATGCAGATGACGGCGGTGTATTCCTGTGTGCGCATTCTCGCAGAAGCGGTGGCTGGTCTTCCGCTTCACCTCTACCGATATACGGAGGGCGGTGGCAAGGAAAAAGCCATCGACCATCCGCTGTACCTGCTGCTTCATGATGAACCGAACCCGGAGATGAGTTCCTTTGTGTTCCGGGAAACCCTCATGACGCATCTGCTTCTGTGGGGCAACGCCTATGCCCAGATTATCCGAAACGGCAAAAACGAAGTGGTGGCTCTGTATCCGCTGATGCCTAACAAAATGACGGTAGACCGCGATACCAACGGACATCTTTACTATTCCTATAATCGCGGAAATGACGAAGCTATCCGGGACAAACAATCCACGGTGATTCTTCGTCCTGCCGATGTTCTTCATATCCCAGGTCTGGGTTTTGACGGGCTGGTGGGTTATTCACCCATTGCTATGGCAAAGAACGCCATCGGCATGGCGATTGCCTGCGAGGAGTACGGTGCTAAGTTCTTTGCAAACGGAGCGGCTCCCGGCGGTGTCCTGGAACACCCAGGCACTTTGAAGGACCCGCAGCGAATCCGGGAAAGCTGGCAGTCTACCTACGGTGGCACCAGTAATGCCCACCGGATTGCCGTTTTGGAAGAAGGCATGAAGTACACGCCGATTGGGATCTCCCCGGAGCAGGCGCAGTTTTTAGAGACACGAAAATTTCAAATCAATGAGATCGCTCGAATTTTCCGAGTGCCGCCCCATATGGTGGGTGACCTGGAAAAGTCGAGCTTTTCTAATATTGAGCAGCAGTCTTTGGAGTTTGTGAAATACACCCTTGACCCCTGGGTGATCCGCTGGGAGCAATCCATTATGCGGACTCTTCTTTCCCAGGAGGAAAAGGCACAGTATTTTGTCAAATTCAATCTGGAAGGTCTGCTGCGCGGCGACTATCAAAGCCGCATGAACGGGTACGCCATCGGTCGGCAGAACGGCTGGATGTCTGCAAACGATATCCGGGAACTGGAAAATCTCGACCGCATTCCCGCCGAAGAAGGCGGCGACCTGTACCTTATCAACGGCAATATGCTCCCGCTCAAAGACGCTGGGGCTTTTGCAAATACAGAAACAAGCGATGACGGAAAGGAGGAAAATGCCGATGAAGAAGTTCTGGAAGTGGAAGAACAGGACGGTGACCAATCAGGAGAACCCGATGCCGACGGAGGAACGGACACTGTTTCTCAACGGCACCATCGCCGAGGAAAGCTGGTTTGATGATGATATTACGCCCCAGCTTTTTAAGGACGAACTGATGTCCGGCAGCGGTGATATTACCGTCTGGATCAACTCTCCCGGCGGTGACTGTGTGGCTGCCGCCCAAATCTACAATATGCTGATGGACTACAAGGGAAATGTGACCGTGAAAATCGATGGCATTGCGGCTTCCGCTGCATCCGTCATTGCTATGGCGGGTACTAAAGTTCTTATGTCTCCGGTGTCCATGCTCATGATCCACAATCCCATGACCGTGGCTATGGGTGACACGGCAGAAATGCAGAAGGCCATTGAAATGCTGGGAAGCGTAAAAGACTCCATCATCAATGCCTACGAAATCAAAACGGGGCTTTCCCGCGCAAAGCTGTCCCACCTGATGGACGCTGAAACCTGGATGGACGCAACAAAAGCCATGGAACTGGGGTTTGCAGATGAGATCATGACCCGCAGCGATTCTTCCGAGGAAGTGGAGCCGCCTGCGATTTCCATGCTGTATTCCAAAGCTAATGTAATCAACTCCCTGATGGATAAGATCGCAGCCAAATGCGCTATCCCTCAAAACCCTGATGTTCAGGAAGTAACGGGCCGCTCTGTTGACGAACTCCAAGCGGCTCTGAACGCAATCAAAAACTTTATGTAACGGAGGTAATACTAATATGACTATTGTAGAAATGCGCGATAAGCGCGCCAAGCTGTGGGCTACCATGCAGGGATTCCTGGATACCCACCGCACTGCAAAAGGTGTTCTCACCGCAGAGGATGACAACACCTACAACAACATGGAAAAAGAACTGAACGATCTGACCAATGAGATCCGTCGAATGGAACGCAGAGACGCCATTGAAGCGGAACTGAAAAAGCCCGTGGGTCAGCCCCTCACCGAAAAGCCCCAGAACGCTCCAAAGGATAAGCCCGGCAGAGCTTCCAACGCCTATCGTGAGGACTTCGGTCTGCATCTGCGCGGCAAGCAGCTCATTCACAATGTCCTCAGTACAGGCGTAGACGCAGACGGCGGCTACCTTGTGCCGGAGGAATTTGAAACCACGATTGTAACAGCACTGGATGAAGCCAATGTGATCCGCTCTCTGGCGAAGGTGATCACTACCAGTGCCGAGCGCAAGATTCCCATTGCAGCAACCCATTCTGTGGCTCAGTGGACAGCGGAAAACGCCGCCTATACGGAGAGCAATCCCACCTTTGCCCAGAAGCAGATCGACGCCTACAAACTCACCGACCTGGTGAAGGTCAGCACCGAACTGCTCCAGGACAGCGCATTCGATCTGGAATCCTACATCGCCCAGGAATTTGCCCGTGCTTTTGGTATTGCAGAGGAGCAGGCATTCTGCGTCGGCACCGGCACCGGTCAGCCTACCGGTATCTTTACCGAAAGCGGTGGTGAGATCGGCGTCACTGCTGGGAGTGCAACCGCCATTACAGTGGATAACCTGATCGAACTGGTCTACGCACTGAAATCCCCCTACCGCAGAAACGCCAAGTTCCTGATGAACGACGCGACCATTTCCCTGATCCGCAAGCTGAAGGACCAAAACGGCGCATACCTGTGGCAGCCCTCTGTCCAGGCAGGACAGCCTGACCGTCTGCTCGGCTATGAGATTTACACCAGCCCCTATGTGCCGACCGTAGAAGCCAGTGCTCTGACCATTGCGTTTGGTGACTTCAACAACTACTGGATTGCCGACCGCTCCGGCAGAACGGTACAGCGCTTGAACGAGCTCTATGCCGGAAACGGCCAGGTAGGCTTCATCGCTACCGAGCGCGTGGACGGCAAGGTAATCCTTGCGGAAGGCATCAAGCTGCTGAAAATGGGTGCTTAATAAGGAGGCGGCGGTCATGGAGGAACTGCTCCAAAAGGTAAAACAGAATCTGATTCTTTCCCATGCGGCGGATGATGAGCTTTTGAAGGCATACATTACCGCCGCTGTTTCGTATGCGGAAAGCTATCAGCATTTGGAGAAAGATTACTACCAGGCAAACCCCATGCCGCCCACCACCGAACAGGCTGTCATTATGCTGTCGTCCCATTTCTATGAATCCAGGGACGGCAGCACAGGCGGCTTTTTTGCTGACAATGTGCAGGCCGGGCAGCAGGTTTGGAACACGGTCAACCTTCTGCTTCGACTGGATCGGAGGTGGCAGGTATGAGTTTTGGGAAAATGAACGGCTTTGCAGAACTGATTGCCACCAAAAATGTAAAGGACAGCGAGGGCTTCTCTACTACCGTAGACGAAGTCCTCGCTTCTATCCGTGTGTATCGGGAAGGTCGGCATGGCAGTCAGAGATGGGCAAATCTCGCCGCATTTTCTGAGGCAACCGACCTATTCCGTTTCCGCTGCATACCCGGACTTGAGGTTAAGACGAATCAAATCCTCGTTTCAGACGGAGACCGCTTTGAGATCATCTCCGTGGAAGATGTGAAGGGCCGTGGAATGTACACGGAGGTGTTGGCAAAAAAGGTGGTGGCAAAGGGTGGCTAAGGTACAAATGATGATGCCGGAAGATTTTCTCGTCAAGCTGTCCTCTCTTGGAAGTAAAAGTGATGAAATCTGCGAAAGAGTTCTGGAAGCTGGCGGAGAGATTGTTCTGGAAAAAACCAAAAGCAACCTCGCTTCCGTTATCGGATCCGGGACAAAGTACGATTCCCGCTCTACAGGAGAACTGGAGCGCTCCCTGGGTCTGTCCTCTGTCAGGATGGACAAAGACGGCAACCACAACATAAAAGTCGGTTTTGCAGAACCCAGAAGTGACGGTGACAGCAATGCAAAGATCGCCAATGTTCTGGAATACGGAAAACACGGTCAGCCTGCAAAGCCCTTTTTGAAGCCAGCCAAAACAGCATTCAAAGCCGCCTGTGAGGCAGCTATGAAGCAGAAGTTTCAACAGGAGGTGGATAAGCTGTGAGCCTGCTCTCTGATTTGACTACTCTGGTTGAACCGCTGGATATTCCCGTGGAGACCGGGGTGTTTTCTGATACTGCACCGGACAGGTACCTGGTACTCGTACCGCTTTCCGATACCTTTGACATCCATGCGGACAATTCTCCGGGTATCGATGTCCAGGAGGTGCGTATCTCCCTATACACGAAGGGCAGCTACACCAAAGAGAAGAACGCTCTTATAAAGCTGCTGCTCTCTCACGACTTTACCGTAACAGGCCGAAGCTATATCGGCTATGAAATGGAAACCGGCTATCACCACTACAATGTGGATGTAGCTCATTATTACGAAATGGAGGATTGATTATGGCTACGATTGGCCTTGATAAGCTCTTCTACTCCAAAATCACAGAGGGTGAAAACGGTGATGAAACCTACGAAACCCCTGCACAGCTGGCAAAAGCCATGACCGCCGAACTTTCGGTGGAACTGGCGGAGGCTACACTGTATGCGGATGACGGAGCGGCGGAGATTGTAAAGGAATTCAAATCCGGCACCCTTTCCCTGGGTGTGGATGATATCGGTGCAACTGCAGCATCGGATTTGACGGGTGCGGTCATCGATGAAAATGGTGTCGTGATTTCCACCAGCGAGGATGGCGGTGCTCCCGTTGCGGTTGGCTTCCGAGCAAAGAAATCCAACGGCAAGTATCGCTACTTCTGGCTTTACCGAGTGAAGTTCGGAATCCCGGCTACGAACCTCACCACAAAGGGCGACAGCATCACCTTTTCCACTCCCACCATCGAGGGGACGATTCTGCGCAGGAACAAGGTGGACGCCCAGGGCAAGCACCCCTGGAAGGCAGAGGTCACCGAGGGCGACAAGGGTGTATCCACCGACACCATCACGAACTGGTACAAGCAGGTGTACGAGCCGTCTTATGCGGCACTGCCTGCAGCAGATTAAGGAGGACTAACAGATGGAACAGGAACGCTCAGCAAATATTCTGATTGGCGGTGAGGAGTACACTTTACTGCTCACTACCAAAGCCACAAAGGAAATCGCCGGACGGTATGGCGGTCTTGAAAACCTGGGTGAAAAGCTGATGAAATCCGAGAACTTTGAAATGGCGATCGGAGAAATCGTGTGGCTGATCACCCTCCTGGCAAACCAGTCTATCCTTGTGTATAACCTGAAAAACAAGGAGAATCCCAAGGATCTGCTCACCGAGGAAATGGTGGAGCTTCTCACTGCCCCTGCAGATTTGGCGGGCTACAAAACCGCCATCACCGAGGCTCTGTATAAGGGCACCAAGCGTAACATCGAAAGTGAGACCGATACAAAAAACGCACAAGTCGGGTAACAGACGAGGAACTGTTTACCCGGCTTCTTTATTACGGCATCGCTCACCTGCATCTTTCCATGGATGAGGTGTGGCTGATGCCGTTTGGTTTGCTCTTGGATTTGTGGGAGTGCCACAAGCAGTGGAACGGCCAAGCAAAGCCCAAGTGTGAGCACTTTATTGACGATATCATCCCGGATGGGATTTAAGGAGGAGGTGGTCATTTGGCGGATAATTTCGGTCTGAAAATCGGACTTGAGGGTGAAAAGGAATTCAAAAAAGCTCTGTCCGAAATCAACCAGTCCTTTAAGGTTCTGGGATCTGAAATGAAGCTGGTTTCCTCCCAGTTCGACAAAAATGACTCCTCCGTTCAGGCACTCACGGCAAGAAACGCTGTTCTGAACAAAGAGATCGAAGCCCAGAAGCAGAAGATTGAAACCCTTCGTTCGGCTCTCGACAACGCTTCCGCTTCCTTTGGAGAAAATGACCGCCGCACACAAAACTGGCAGATTCAGCTGAACAATGCCGAAGCCGCTCTTAACAACATGGAGCGGGAACTAAAGCAGAATCAGGATGCCATTGACGCAGCCGGTGATGAATTTCAGGATGCCGGAAAACAGGCGGACGGTTTCGGTGATGAGGTGAAAGGTGCGGCAGATGATGCCGACAAGTCCTCCGGCAAACTGGAAAAGGTCGGCTCTGTCATGAAGGGTGTGGCAGTTACCATCGGTGCTGCCGTTGCCGCTGCCGGAGCTGCGCTGGTAGGGCTGACAAAGAGTTTCCTCGACCTTGCCGAATCCACCCGTGAATACCGGGAGGATCAGGCGAAGCTGGATGCTGCCTTCCTCACCGCAGGATTTACCGCTGAACAGGCCGGTGAAGCCTACACCGGATTTTACTCCATTTTGGGTGAAGAAGACCGAAGTGTGGAGGCAGTCAACCATTTGGCGAAGCTGTGCTCTACCGAAGAAGAACTGGCACAGTGGACAGACATAGCCGCCGGTGTCTGGGCTACATTTGGAGATAGCCTGCCCATTGAGGGTCTTACCGAAGCCGCCAATGAAACAGCGAAAACCGGACAGCTGACGGGCGTCCTGGCAGACGCGCTCAATTGGGCGGGAGTCAATGAAGAGGATTTCCAGTCTGCCCTGGACGGCTGCAACACCGAGCAAGAACGGGCGGCACTGATTACCGATACCTTAAACGGTCTGTATCAGGAAGCCGCCGAGAATTACAAAGAACTTAATGGCGATGTGATGGACGCACAGCGGGCGCAGGCTCTGCTTACCGATGCCTATGCCCAGCTTGGCGCGATTGCAGAACCCATTATGACCACCTTGAAAACAATGGCGGCGGATGTGCTTACCGCCATGCTTCCCTTTGTCTCTCTGATGGGTGAAGGGCTGCAAGGAGTTCTGAACGGGACCGCCGGGGCTGCAGAAACCTTTGCGGAAGGTGTTTCCGGTGTGGTGGAGGTTTTGATGGAAAAACTGTCCACCATTCTTCCTATGCTTGGTGAGGCACTGCTTGCCAGCCTCCCGGTCCTTCTGGAGGTCGGCATCAGCATTATTACCACCCTGCTTACCGGAATTACCGAAGCCTTACCGGAACTGGCTGCCGCAGCCTTGTCCATCATTATGCAGCTGGTAAACAGCCTCATTGAACTGCTCCCTCAAATTCTGCAGGCGGCTGCACAGGTGATTGCTACCCTTGCGACCGGTATTGCAACAGCACTTCCCACACTAATTCCCACCCTGGTGCAGGTGGTCATTCAAATCGTACAGACCTTGATTGAGAACCTGCCCTTAATTCTGGACGCAGCTCTTCAGCTGATCACGGGATTGGCACAGGGGATCTTGAACGCACTGCCCGTGCTGATTGCGGCTCTGCCGGAAATCATCAACGGCATTGTGACCTTTTTGCTGGATTCCATTCCGCAGATTATTGAAACCGGGATACAGCTGCTGACCTCCTTGGTGGCGGCTTTGCCGGACATCATTACCGCCATCGTGGAAGCGATCCCCCAGATTATTGACGGGATCATCAACGCTGTTTTGGATGCCATCCCGCTGATTATCCAGGCGGGCATTGATTTGCTGATTTCCTTGATCCAGGCATTGCCGCAAATCATCACAACCATCGTGCAGGCAATCCCGCAGATTATCTCCGGTATCGTAAACGCTGTCATCGGGAACATCGATAAGATCATTATGGCCGGTGTTCAGCTGTTCGTCTCACTCATTGAAAATCTCCCCACCATCATCGTGGAGATCGTGAAAGCCGTACCTCAAATCATCACTGGGATTGTAAAGGCGTTCGGTTCTCTTATGTACAAAATAGTGGAGATCGGCGGCAACATTGTCAAAGGTCTGTGGGACGGTATTACCGGTCTTGCTTCCTGGCTTTGGGACAAGGTATCCGGCTGGATTTCAGGCATTTGGGATGGTATCTGCAGCTTCTTTGGCATCAACTCGCCTTCCAAAGAAATGGCCTGGGTTGGTGAAATGCTGGTGAAGGGTCTTGCCGGTTCCATCGACGACAAGGGTGATGAGGCGGTGAAAGCTGCAGAGGGCATGGCAAAAGATATCGACGGTGTGATGACCGACCTTGCCCACGATATGCAGACCGCTCTGCCTACGGACTTTGATGTGAGCGGCAATATCCGCTCTTCCGTCGGCGGCATTCCCGGCGGCACAGCCTCCGGGCTTTCCCTTGTGCTCAACATTACAAACTTTAACAATTACTCTACGGAGGACATCCGGCAGCTGACCAATGAGGTCATGGAAACTGCCAGCCAATTTGCGATGCGGAAAGGAGTGGTATTTGCATGACTTTTTTCACCTATAACGGGATTAGTTCTGCTGATTTCGGTCTGCATATTGAGAGCAAAAATATCTTTTCCGCACCGGAATATGACATCTCTTTTCAGTCTATTCCCGGTAGAAGCGGTGATTTGATTGTTTCCAATAACCGCTTTGCCAATGTGAAGGTGACCTACACCGTTTTTGTGAGACGGAATACAGTCGAGGATTTATCTGACCTACTTCGTGCCGTAAAAGGCTGGCTCTACACAGAGCCGGATCGGTATCATGAGATTGCCGACTCCTACGATTCGCTGTATCTGCGGTATGGGGTGATCAGCGGCTCTCTGGATATTGAGGATCAGCTGAATAAAGTCGGCTGCTTTACGGTCACCTTCAACTGCAAGCCGTACCGGTATAAAAAGGATGGACTTCTGGAAACCTCGGTGACAAGCGGCAGCAGTCTGTTTAACCCGGAAGCCTTTTCCGCAAAGCCGCTCATCACTCTGACCGGGAGCGGTGACTTTACGCTTACGCTTCAAAACGGTGGGTATAACCGTTCATGGCAGTTCAAAGGCATCGAAAGCGGTATAACCTGCGACAGTGAGCAGATGAATTTCTACTTCGGCACACAGCTTCTGAACGACAAGGTAACGGGCGAAGACTTTCCGTTGCTCCCGCCCGGAGAAACCGTCCTAACGGTATCCGGGGATGCGGAGATTGCCGTTCAGCCAAGGTGGTGCGGCTTATGATTCCTGTTCTATACCCAGCAAACAGCACCAGCTTCACCACCTTTGGCTTGGGTGCGCTAACCGATACGCTTTCTTGTGAGGTCACGGAGGAGCGAAACGGTGTATTTGAATGCATACTCAAATATCCCATTACCGGTCAGCACTATAAGCTGATTGCAAAAGAACGGATCATTAAGGCAAAGCCAAACGATACTGGAGAGCCGCAGGCGTTTCGCATCTATCGAATCACTAAGCCGCTGGACGGTGTGGTTACGGTATATGGTCAGCACATTTCCTACGACCTTGCCAATGTCCCTGTGATGCCGTTCTATGCAGAAAGCCGTTCTCCGTCACTGCTTTTGAATCAGCTTCTCGCCGGGGACAGTCGGTTCACGGGCTGGACGGACTACTCAGAGGCAAAAGAGTTTTCCGTTACAACCCCTAAAAGCGTCCGTGCTTGTCTGGGTGGCACAGAAGGGTCCATGCTCTCTAAATGGCACGGTGAATTTGAATGGGATAACTTTACGGTGAAGTTCCATTCCCATCGCGGTGAAAAGACCGGTGTTGTCATTGAATACGGCAAAAACCTCACCTCGCTGGAACAGGACGAGGATAACAGCGGCGTATATACACAGCTTCTTCCTTACGCCGTATATACACAGGAGGGCTCGGAAACAGAGACGGTTGTCACGCTCCCGGAACAGACTCTGCCCATCGTATCCGAGGAGATGGTGCGAAACAAGACGCTCATTCTTGACCTGACAGACAGGTTTGAGAGCGGCACTGACATCACCGAGGATGCTTTGCGGGCAGCCGCAAACGACTACATCAAGGAAAATCCACTCGGTGCAACTGTTCCCACCGTTAAGGTGGCGTTTGAACCCCTATGGAAACAGCCGGAGTATTCGGCGCTCCTGGAGCGTGTGCGTCTCTGCGACTCTGTCACTATCCGGCACACCGCCCTTGGGGTGAATGTGTCTGCAACCGTGATCGAAACCGTGTATGATTCCCTTGCAGAGCGGTATGTGAGCATCACCCTGGGAAACGAAAAATCCAGTATGATTACCACGCTCTCCGAGGTGCAGTCCTCTGTGGGCAAGGTGGAGACGGCAGTAAACCGTTTCCCGAAACTCCTGCAGACAGCCATCAGCAACGCTACCTCGCTGATTACCGGTCAGACCGGCGGCTATGTGGTGTTACACGGGGACGAAACCGGGCGGCCCTATGAACTCCTTATATTGGACGCACCTACGATCCAAGATGCTGTCAATGTCTGGCGGTGGAATGTGAACGGGTTAGGTTTTTCCAGGAACGGTTACAACGGTCCGTACGAAACTGCCATTACTGCCGATGGGCAGATCGTTGCCGACTTCATTACCTCCGGTTCGCTGATTGCCAACATCATCAAGGCAGGGGTCATTCAATCACAGGACGGCTCCTCCTGGTGGGATTTGGAGAGTGGCGAGGTCATGTTCAGCGCTTATGCCACCACAGATTCACTGGAGGAAGTCGGCAGTCGGATCAGTCAGTTCCAGCAATCTGTGGACGGGCTGAACAGCTATGTGGCCAGCATGACAGAATCTGTGGAAAGTGTCACCGGCGATTTGGTTGAAGAGCAGAAAAATATTCGGCTGATCGAAGGTCAAGTATCTGAACTTCAGCAGACCGTGGGTGGTCTTTCCCTTACTGTGCAGGAACAATATTCCGGCGGCATTAACTTCGTGCGAAACTCAGCTGGGCTGAACGGCCTGTCGGATGATTGGACTTACGCAGGAACTGTCACCGCTCAGCAGGGTGCCGAAACCAAGAACAGTACGGTATCCAACTCCTGTTTCCAGCTGAATGCATACAGCACACTAACCCAGGTTGTGGACAGCATTGTGCCGGGGCAGTCCTATCGGCTCACGGTAAAGGCTAAGAAAACCTCTACCTACAACGCCTATGTCCGGGCTATTATCAACGGCGATACGGAAATTGACCTGTTCAACAATTCGGACACCTTTGAGTGGACAGAGTTCTCATCTGTGCTACCAGGCGTGCAGGACAGTGTGATCACCATCAAAATCTATTCCCGTGACGCCAGCCTGTTTATTTCGGATATCATGCTGACCGAAGGTACCACACTGCACAAGTGGACACCCGCACCCAACGAAATCTACACCGCAGAGGTTAAGATCGACCGGCACGGCATTGAAGTATCCAATTCCAGTTCCGCTCAACGGACGGTGATCAACAACACAGAGTTTTCCGGTTACTACAACGATGAGAAGATATTCTCCCTTAACAAGGATGAAACCATCACAAAGAAAACGACCGTAGACGGTGAACTGACGGTGGGAAAGACAAAATTCGTACCGATGGCGACCGCTTCACAGGGACTCAATATTGTCATTTTGGATTAAAGGAGGCGAACTATGGCTCTTAGCGGTACTTTTCAAAATTATCCTGTGTCCAGCTTTGGGCTGTACTGTGAGTGGCGCGGCACACAAAGTGTAACAGGTAACTATACTGACATCACGCTTAAAGTGTATTTATCATATTACACCTTAAGTGTCGGTGCCAGAAGCGACTCCACCATCTCCATCAACGGGGCGAGCGAAACCTATACCGCTCCCGCCATTGATGATTACAGCAGCGGCTGGAAGAAAAAACTTCTGAAAACCAAGACAGTACGGGTCAATCACAATGCTGACGGAACAAAATCCGGTGTATCACTTTCCGCTTCCTGGCGGTTTTCTGGTACCTATTCCGGGGTGTCCATCGGAACGATTACTGCATCCACCTCGGTGACGCTCAATTCCATCGATCGAAGCGCACCCACGGTTTCGTGTTCTGTAACCGGCATTACCGCCAATGGATTTAAGATATCCGGCTCTTCCTCCGCAACCTCGGACATCTGGCAGTACAGTCTGAACGGGGGCAGCACATGGACACAGTTTTCCACTACTGCGGGAACTTCGGCAAGCATTACCCTTTCATCCCTTTCACCAAACACATCCTATTCTGTTCGGGCTCGGGCAAGAAAGAAATCCAACCAGGTATACGGAACTTCCGGTACAATAACCGCTAAAACTCTGGGCGGTGCGGTGATTGCAAGCTGTTCTAATTTTGCTGCCGATGCCTCAAGCGTTACCCTTTCCATGCGGGTGACGGTGTACAACGCATCCTACACCAACTACATCACCATCAAAAACGGAAGCACCACCTATCTTTCCCTGGCGGGCAGAACCTGGGCAACCGGCACTTCCGATAGAAGTATCACGCTCTCTGCTGCGGAACGAACCACGCTGCTTAACGCCATGGCAAACCTGAAATCCTTTACCGCCACCATTCAGCTGGTTACCAAAAGCGGCACGACGCAGATTGGCAATGCATCCACCTGCACTTGTACAATCAGCACCACACAGTCGGCTTCAGGTCCTACGATTTCCGGTTTTACCTTTGCAGACACCTATGCAACCACAACGGCTATTACCGGTAATGACCAAGTGCTGATCCAGGGGTATTCCAAACTCACGGTAACCCCAGGTACAGCTACGGCAAAGAACGGTGCTTCCATTGTTTCCTACTCGGCTGTGTGCAGCGGAGTGACAAAATCCAACACAACCGGTGCAGCCTTGACTCTTGGGGAGATCGGGACATCCGGCACAAGGGACATTACGCTGACGGTGACGGATTCCAGAGGATACACGGCTTCCGTCACAAAGAGCGTAACCGTGGTGGCTTATTCAAAGCCGAAGGTCAATTCTGCATCACTGCGGCGAACCAATGACATCGAAACAGAGATGCAGCTTGTCTTTGACGGCAGCATTTCTCCCATCACAGTGGGCGGCACGCAGAAAAACAGCCTGTTGTATGTACGGTACCGATATAAGCTGACCAGTGCAACTTCCTACAACACCTACACCAGCATTCTCGGCTCCGTTACTGCGAACGGCACCGGCTTTTCCTTTTCCAACTTGGAACTGTGCAACCTCAATTCCGAGTCATCTTATGATTTCCACTTGCAAATTCGGGATAAGTTGGATTCACTTACTTCACTGGATTTGTACTTTGTGGTATCTCAGGGAACCCCGCTTGTGGCATTGCGTAAAAAGATGGTAGGAATCAATACACCAAACCCGGAAACTGCACTTCATGTGGTGGGAGACGTAAAGGTAGAAGGTGCGTTATCCGCAAGCACACTAAGTGGTTCTCTTCCTGCTGGGAATCTTACTGGTACGCTGCCTATCAGTAAAGGCGGCACCGGGGCAACCACTGCTTCTGGGGCGGCGAGCAATCTCATCAGCAGACAGATCATCTCGCCCGGAGCGGTCAATGTAGGCAGCAATCGATATTATACCAGCGACAGCTATGGTATCGACATGAACAACTCCGATATGATTGGCATAAACGGCTTGTACTTTCAAGATGCCGTTGACTCTGCTGGCGAAGGGATCAATTTTTACAGAAGTTCCACCACCTGGGACAGGTTATATGCCTATGGTGGTGTCTTGTATTTTGCGCCAAATATTGCGTCGTCAACGCACCCTGGAACTCGGTACACAGTTTATCATTCAGGCAATACTGTTGCTGTGGCTGACGGTGGTACCGGGGCAAGCAGCGCGGCGTCTGCCAGAACCAATCTTGGAATCGCCGCTACCTCACTCTACAACGGAACCCTGACCAGTGGCAGCATTACCTTCAACTATGGAAACTACAATTTTTACATTATCATCGGAAGGCCGAGTAGTACGGCTTCCCGTGTTTCCCTGGTTGTCCCGAAAATTATGCTAACCACATCCGCTGTTTCGTTCCAGATTGCCGACGAAACGAACTATAAATCCTTCAATCTTTACTACTCCGGGTCCACGGTAACATTGGCGATACAAGGCGGCAGCGGTCAAATCAATCGTGTGTTTGGAGTCAACTAAACGGGAGGTTCTATGAAAGTATTACTGAATGAAGCGGGATATGTAGAAAGCTATGCTCTGGAAGGAGAACTGCTGGGAGCGGTCGAATGCGATCCCCCCGAAGATATCACTGTGTTTGAAACGCACTTTGCTGCCTTTCGCATCCGTGACGGTACTCTCGTGAAGGATAAAGAGCAGCTCGATTCGCTTTGCGAAGTAGAGACACTAAACGGCTACCGAAAGCAGCGGGAAAAGGACTGTTTTCCGATCATCAATCGGGGGGAACTTTGGTATAAAAGGTTGACCGACCTGCAGCGCGAAGAACTGCAGCTCTGGTACCAAGCGTGGCTGGATGTAACCAAAACACAGACGATTCCGGTCAAACCGGAATGGTTGAAATAAGGAAATCAGCACTCCGAAACGGAGTGCTTTTTTCATAGCTATTTTCTTTCAAAAAAGGAGGTCAAATCAATGAAATCTATCTGGACTGGCATTCAGATTGCTTTCTCTGCACTGGGAGGATTCCTTGGATGGTTCCTCGGCGGTGCGGACGGTTTTCTTTATGCCCTGATTGCCTTTGTGGTCATCGACTACATCACCGGCGTGATGTGTGCCATCGCCGACAAGAGCCTATCCAGTGAAGTCGGCTTTAAGGGGATCTGCCGCAAAGTGCTGATCTTCATTTTGGTGGGAATCGGTAACATCATCGATGTGTATGTGTTGGGTGACGCAGGGGTCCTGCGTACTGCGGTAATCTTCTTCTATCTCTCCAACGAGGGTGTTTCTCTCCTGGAAAACGCCGCACATCTGGGGCTTCCGGTACCCGACAAACTCAAAGATGTATTACAGCAGCTTCATAATAAGGAGGTAAACTAAATGAATCTCAACAAACTCATATTCACGGAAAACGCCTGCTACAAAGCTGGCAGAAAGATTACTGTCAAGGGCATTATGGTGCATTCCACCGGTGCCAACAATCCCTGGCTGAAGCGTTATGTCGGCCCAGATGACGGCAAGCTGGGTAAAAACCAGTACAACAACCACTGGAACGCCTATCATCCCGGCGGGCGCGAGGTCTGTGTCCATGCCTTCATCGGCAAGCTGGCTGATGGAAGCGTGGCAACCTATCAGACGCTGCCCTGGGGTCACCGTGGGTGGCACGCAGGCGGTTCTGCCAACGATACGCACATCGGCTTTGAAATCTGTGAAGACGGCCTCTCGGACAGCACCTACTTTAACAAGGTCTACAAGGAAGCCGTGGAGCTTTGTGCATACCTTTGCAAACAGTACGGTCTGACCGAACAGAACATCATCTGCCACAGCGAGGGCTACAAGAAAGGCATTGCATCCAACCACGGTGATGTAATGCACTGGTTCCCCAAGCACGGCAAGAGCATGGATACCTTTCGTGCGGATGTAAAAGCCTTGCTTGGGGGTAGCACCTCTGAGCCGTCCACTAAGCCTGATACGGGTGCCGTCATTAAAGCGGGTGACCTCGTTAAGATCACCGGTACCAAGTATTATGGCGGACAGACCATCCCCACCTGGGTGAAAAACCAAAACTGGTATGTGCAGGAGGTTTCCGGTGATCGTGCCGTCATTAACAAAAATGAGAGCGGTACGAATGCTATCATGTCTCCGGTTCGTGTGCCTGATCTGGTTCCTGTGAGCGGTAGTGGTACCACTACTTATCGCGTCCACACCGTGGCCAAAGGCGACACCCTTTGGGGAATCGCCGTCAAATACCTTGGAAACGGCACTCGCTACAAGGAAATCAAATTCCTCAACGGTTTGACCAGTGATGTCATCTTCAGCGGTCAGAAGCTGAAAATCCCTAACTAAGTCCAAAGCCCATCGAGCCATTTCGGTTCAGTGGGCTTATTTTTGTGTTTTCCCGCCAAAACGGACTTCTCGTTTCCATTGGGTACTGAGGAGGAAACTCCTCGGATTGGAGGAACCCGTTATGACGGATTTACAAAAAAGCCAGATTACCACTCTTCGTGAGCAAGGCTATGGATATGCTACCATCGCAAATGCGGTGGGACTTAAAAAAGATACTGTTGTCGCATTTTGTCGGAAAGCAGGACTGACCGGCACAAAAGCACAGGGCAATGACCGTATCACACTGGACGCCGGATTCTGTCTGCACTGTGGCAATCTCCTGCAGCAGACTCCAGGCAGAAAGAAGATCAAATTCTGCTCTGACAAATGCCGCGTTGCCTGGTGGAACAGCCATCCCGAAGCAGTTAATCGTAAAGCCGTATACAGTTTCACCTGCGCTCACTGCGGAAAGTCCTTCACCGCCTATGGCAATGCCGGACGAAAATACTGCTCCCATGCCTGCTACATTGAAGACCGTTATAAAGGCGGTGATGGGCATGAGTGAGACGGCATTCCGTGCAGAATTGCAATACCAGACCGCTATATCGATAGCAAAAAACCTTCTGGGTCAAGGGCTTCTGACCGAGGAGGAATATGCCGTGATTGATACAAAACTGGTGGCTGATTTTGAGCCTACTTTGGGTACATTATTAGCCGAAAACGGCTTGATAAAATAGGCTTTCAGAGTGATATATAGTGTCGGAAAGGAGTGATTTTATGCGGAAAATCAGCAAAATCGAACGCAAAATACCGCAGATGCCCAGCCGCAAAAAGGTTGCTGCCTACGCCAGAGTTTCAATGGAAACCGAGCGTTTGCACCACTCCCTTTCGGCGCAAATCAGCTACTACAGTGACCTCATCCAGCAGCACCCCGATTGGGAGTATGTTGGAGTCTACGCTGATGACGGTATCTCCGGCACAAGAGCAGAAAGCCGCACCGAGTTCAACCGACTCCTGGCTGACTGTGATACCGGAAAAATAGATATTGTACTCACAAAGTCCATTTCACGCTTTGCCAGAAACACGGTTGATCTTCTGGAGACGGTTCGCCACCTGAAAGAACTCGGTATTTCCGTCCGCTTTGAAAAGGAACGCATTGATTCCTTGACCGAGGACGGTGAACTGATGCTGACCCTTTTGGCATCCTTTGCACAGGAGGAAAGCCGCAGCATTTCCGAAAATGTAAAATGGGGTACGAGAAAACGCTTTGAACAGGGCATTCCCAACGGACATTTTCAGATTTACGGCTACCGATGGGAAGACGATCACCTGGTCATTGAGCCGAAGGAGGCCGCCATCGTTCGGCTCATCTTTGATAATTTCCTTGCAGGACTTTCGGCAGAAACCACCGAAAAGCAACTGGCAGAGATGGGAGTCAAATCCTACAAGGGGCAGCACTTCGGCAATACATCCATTCGCCAGATTCTCGGCAACATCACCTACACTGGCAACTTACTCTTTCAAAAGGAATATGTAGTAGACCCCATCAGCGGCAAAAGCAAAAAGAACTATGGAGAGCTGCCGCAGTATTTCGTTGAGAACACCCACGAAGCGATTATTCCAATGGAGGTCTACCAGGCGGTGCAGGATGAAAAAAAGCGCCGCAAGGAGTTGGGAGTATTCGCAAACTGGAGTATCAAGACTTCCTGCTTTACCAGTAAAATCAAATGCGGTTACTGCGGGGCCAGTTTTGTGCGGAATACCCGTAAGAACAGAGCCAAGCACAAGGCTCCACATGACCCGGATATGTACACCACTTACGGCTGCGGAACGCAGAAAAAGAAAGGCGGCTCCTGTCCGGCAAAAGATATCCGAGAGGACATCCTTCGAGCCAAATGCACCGAAGTCCTGGGGCTTACCGAATTTGATGATGAAGTTTTCAGCACCCAAGTAGAGAAAATCGTTGTGCCGGAACAAGGTGTTCTGGTGTTCCACATGACCGATGGACGGGTCATCCGCACTAAGTGGAAATCCACGGCAAAGAAAGATGCCTGGACACCTGAGCGCAGAGCTGCCAAGGGTCGCCTTGTTCAAGAACGGCAACTTGCCGCACACAGTTCCTGCTTTACTAGCAGAATACACTGCGACCTCTGCGGAGAGAACTACCGCAGGCAACGGACAAAGCGCGTAGATGGTTCCTACTCGACCTTTTGGAGATGTGCTTCGGCATCCAAGTGCCACAGCACAAGCATCAGCGAGGACAGCCTCTTACCGATACTCGCGCAGGCTCTGGGGACTGACGGTTTTGATGAAACCGCCTTCAGAGAACGGGTCGCGGGTATTCACATCACCGGGCTTGGCAAACTGGCCGTCCATTTCAAAGACGGTCACATCTATGAAGCTGAATGGGAAAACAAGCGTAAAATGTCCAAACAGACCGAAGAACGAAAAGCTCACATGAGCATGAAAATGAAAGAGAATTGGAGGAAAAGACGTGGCGAAAGTAACGACCATTCCGGCAACGATCAGCCGGTTCACAGCAACGCCAATTAACGAAAAGAAGAAACGCCGGGTGGCTGCCTACGCCCGTGTTTCCACCGACAGTGAGGAGCAGCTCACCAGCTATACTGCCCAGGTGGACTACTACACCAATTACATCAACGGCAGGGACGATTGGGAGCTGGTCGAGGTCTACACCGATGAGGGCATTACAGGAACCAACACCAAGCACCGCGAGGGCTTCAAACGCATGGTTGCCGATGCCCTTGCTGGCAAGATCGACCTTATCGTCACCAAGTCGGTCAGCCGATTTGCCAGAAACACGGTTGACAGCTTGACCACCGTGCGTAACCTCAAAGAAAAGGGCGTGGAGATTTACTTCGAGAAGGAGAACATCTGGACGCTGGACAGCAAGGGCGAATTGCTCATCACCATTATGTCCAGCCTTGCCCAGGAAGAAAGCCGCTCCATTTCCGAGAACTGCACCTGGGGTCAGAGAAAGCGGTTTGCAGACGGCAAGGTTACAGTTCCGTTTAATCGGTTCCTTGGCTATGACCGTGGCCCGGATGGAAACCTTGTCATCAACGAGGGTGAGGCGGTCATCATCCGACGTATCTACGGTATGTTCCTACAAGGCATGACACCTCATGGCATTGCCGCCAGACTTACTGCTGATGGCATCAAGTCCCCAGGTGGCAAAAACAAATGGAACGCCGGAGCGGTTCGGAGTATCCTCACTAACGAAAAATATAAGGGTGATGCTCTCCTTCAGAAAAGCTATACGGTTGATTTCCTCACCAAAAAGAAAAAGGTCAACGAGGGCGAGATTCCACAGTATTATGTGGAAGGCAATCATGAAGCCATCATTTCCCCAGAAGTATTCGAGATGGTTCAGCAGGAAATGGAGCGGCGAAGCAAGCGTGGCAGACGAAGCGGTGTCCACCTTTTCTCCGGAAAGATTCGCTGTGGAGAATGCGGGAGCTGGTACGGCTCCAAAACTTGGCACTCCAATGATAAGTACAAAAAGATTATCTGGCAGTGCAATCACAAATTTGATGGCGACCACAAATGCACCACACCACACCTTACAGATGAGGATATCCACCGCTACTTTATTTCGGCAGTCAACCAGCTTCTTGCCCAGAAGGATGCCATCATCGCATCCTTGACCGGCGGCTTGGCCCTTGCCTTTGATCTCACACCTCTGCAAGCCCAAGAAACTGCACTGATTGAGGAAGTACAGATGCTTGCCGATGCGGTTGAAAAGTGCATCTACGAAAATGCTCATGTTGCCCTTGACCAGACAGAATACCAGAAACGCTATGACGGACTAGTCCACCGCTACGATGAAGCCAAAGCCAAGTTGGATACCATCACCGAACAGATCGTCGATAAAAAGGCACGAAAATCCACTATTGAGGGTTTTCTCAAAATCCTTCAAGAACAGGATCGGTTAGTCACTGAGTTCCAGCCAAACCTATGGTGTGGTCTGGTGGATTTTGTAACCGTCCATTCCGCAGATGATGTGCGGATCACCTTCCGCAATGGCACGGAAATAAAGGCATAAGCACATACGCAAAACACCTCGCAATGGGAGCATCATTCTCCAGCCGCGAGGTGTTTCTTTTAACTCTTAAGTTGTGCAATTATAACTAAACTCTCACCATACTTTTTATATTCCGCTTTCCGTTGCTCCATCCGTTTTATTACGCCATTATCGTATGTGATCAGTTGATGTTTATCTTGCAGATTGCAAAGAATAATTGCATCGAGCAAATCGTTTTTCCAAAGTGCGGCTCCATGAACGAGAATATTGACCATCGTATCATAGTAGTAATCTTGTAATGCCGGATGTCCAATCTTCTTGTCAAAAATTGTTTTTAGCTTTCCGATATGTTTCTTCAATTCCGGGTCATTATTATTCTTCCAGTATGTCACTGCTAAATTTTGAAGATACGCTGTACTTGTTTTTCTTTGTACCTTCGATGCAATATTTCTTGACAACTGAGTATACTGTTCTGTCGGGAACCAAATGTCGAAATTCCGAAACTCTTCGTCACTTTTGACTGTTTTTGCTCTTTCTATAAACGGTATTCCTTTTTCGAGCATAAATGCAAGAAGATTATAGAACCCGTTACGAATATAATTTTCGCAATCATCGGTCTTATATCCATCACTATATAATTCTTTGAATATCTCTAGGACTACATCTGTGAACATCTTATATGCCGCGGTCATTGCGGAATAGCAATATCCACAAGGTTCTTTCCCGTCTGACATTACGACAAAGTAGTATCCAGAAAAAAGGCAAACATCAAACAGCAATGTTGTAAATCGGCTTTCAATATCTATTTTGTTATCCAAAATTTCAGCACACATTAACTGAAGTTGAGGTTCTGTAATATTAATCAGATCATCTACAAAATGCTCTGGCAATGGGTTAATTACATTACTTGCCAGGCGGATGTGGTTTTCCCACAGATATTTTCCTCCCAATCTTACTGTTTCAATGTCTTTTTGATACTTTATCAAAAATTCAAACAACGATGTAGTTGACAGAAACACCTCGTTTTGTCTTACAAGTTCGCGTAGTTTTTCTACATCATATGTACACTCAGAAATTCCAGCAGCATAATAAAATGCATTTGTATCAAGCACATACATTTTTGGACACCTCCATAATTCTCCACATATAAAAATAGCCGGGATGACCCGGTCTGTCAAACCCACCCCAAAAGCCGTTTTTACACCGCAAGGGCACACTTTTTAATTTTACCTATACCTTGTATCAAACTCGGTATGATTATTTCGCTATTCCAATCCGTATTGACTTCGTCTGCATACTTTCGGGTGCTGTAATATTGATATCCTTTGCTGCCGGAGAGAAGGTCGGTGCTCCCCGTCTTGATGGACGCTTCAAATCCGCGGTACAGATATATAGAGCATAATATGGCGTTTTGGTCTCCGCGGAGGAAGCCATCAAAGCTGAAAGCCGACCCACTGACTTCCGAACTGTAGGACATGGTCAGCTTGTTGACCACGCCCTTGTTCACCAGGTACTTCATGGGGTCGCTGAGCGGCAGCGTCTTGTTATAATTGTTCTCATTGACAGAGAGCTGCTGCGTGCCGCTGCCGAAGTCGTACTTCATGGCAATGTCGATCTGCTGGGTCAGAGCTTCCCTGTCCCCGGAATCGTCCGCGAACAGCACGTCCTTGGCGTCATAGGCCCGCAGGAAAAAGCTGCGTTTGCCATTCCACAAATCGTCCTTCGTGTCCCAGTTTTCCGAGACCGCCAGAATGGGAATCTCCACATCGACGGAGGTCTCCCCGGTGGGGATCTTCACCTCTCCGCCCTTCTCTTCTTCTTTCGTCTTCGTGTAGTGGATTCCGGCCAGGGCGCTGCCGTCCAGGGTCTGCACCTTGAAGGAAACCTCGTAGTTCAGGGGCGCGGCCAGGGAGAACGAGGCGGTGACAGTCCCCGCCTCGTTTTTGACCTCGTTCTTATCCACCTTCATGCGCACCCGGGCGGTGTGGTCATAGATGGAGGGGGTGTATGGGGAGGAAATCAGGGAGACTTCCCCGTTTTGGGCGGCCCGGTAGAAGGACAGCAGGGAATCGGCCTGCTCCGGGGTCAGGCTCCGGTCCGTAAAGTAAGTGGACTGAATCCGGGCCAGTTCCCGCTCGATCTCCACCATCTGCTTCAGGTTTTCCAGGGTGACGGGGTCGCCGTCCACCTTGGCCACCCGGCTCAGGTCGGTGGCCGGGTCGTCCAGCAGGGCCTCGATCTGGTCCAGGGTATATTCCTTCCCGTCCAGGTCGATCTTTTCGCTGGTCTTCAGGTTCCCCTTATCGTCCAGCAGGCCGTACTGCGTCAAAACGCCCATCAGCTTTTCCGCGTCGCCGCCGTATTCCTGCCGAAGAGCCTCCAGCAGGGCTGCGTTCTGCACCGCGGTGTTGCCGCTGGTTTGGCTGACGGCCGCGTAGGCCGGGACGGCCGGCACGGTAAACGCCATTGCCGCCGCTAAAAAACAGGCTAAAAGCCGCTTTCCTATCCGTTTCAT